GTGTTCATAAATTGGTGTAGGGTATGCGCCAGGGGCACTAGGTTGAGCTACCACATCAACTGTGATAATCTCAAAATCTGATACTTCACCGGAACTGCCATCGCTGACATTCCCGGATCCGCGGCTTGATACTCCTAACTTCACACCAGCTTCTAACATAGTTTTCACTAGTTGTCCCATGGGTGTTGGAAGGATTTTTAATTTTCCATAACCGTCTGCGCCATCCATCCACATTTCTGTGATCATATGGCTCACACGGTCAAGGTTGATTCTTAAGTCATCTGGATGATCTACTTCGCCAAGTACTGAGTACCCACCTGCAATTTGATCGTTCAGGGTTTTGACAGCCCTGGCAATCTCTCTTCCAGGATAAACACGCTGATTCTGATTCCTCTTGTCGCCTTGAATGAAAATACCTTTCATATAAAGGTTCTTTCCATTCTCGCCATCGGATTCAACGACCACTCTCGCTTGGTCGAAACTCAGGTTTTCTCGAAGATAGTTCATCGTTATCTACTTATTTTGCTCTTTTAGGAGCGCCATTTAACGGGCTATCAGCACTTCTGTCGCCATTGTCGCCAGATGCTTTTTTCTCAGCGCCGTGTCCTGGTTCTTTCTTTTTAAACGCTGTCTTACCTGCGTTACCGCCTGGGACATTAACGTTACCAAAGTTTTCTTCTTTAGTAGATGGATTTAACAAACCGCCTTTTGTGCCGCCTGTTGTGCTTTCTCCACCTTTTACGATATTAGCAGTTGTACCGCCCATATTGTTTGCTTTTGCCATAACTGACTTGGTGTTTGCACCGTTGTCACCATGCTTTGGATTGCCAACTTTCTCTACGTATTCACGCATAAAGCTGTCTTCTAATTCTTCTTCTTCACCGCCCATGTCGTCCATTCCGCCCATGTCGTCACCGCCCATGTCGTCGTGTCCTTCACCAGCTTCGTCGCCCATTAGTGCTTCAAACTCTGCACGTAGGTCGTCAAGTGCATCTTCTAGGTCAACTACGCGATCTTCAATATCGCCTTCGCCGCCCATGCCTTCTTCATCACCTTCGTCACCGCCAGCATCAATGTCGCTTACAAAGTCGTCACTAGCGTCACCGCCAATGTCGCCTTCATCGCTGTCCATTTCGTCGCCAGCTTCGGCAAAGCCAAAACTCTCGTCCATTTCTTCATCTTCGTCTTTAGCTTCGTCAAGATCTTCTTCATCTTCTTCAGCTTCTTCTTCGGTTGTGAAGTCTTCTGCTAAAATAGTTTCATAGATTTCGCGAGATTTTTCAACTACTAGTTGGTGGAAAAGCTCTTTGGCTTTGTCAGTTTCTTCATTAACAAGATGCTCTAGCATCTGTTCGAACTTTGAACGATCAGTCATGTTTGTCTCCTAATTAGATTGTAAGGCTGTCGATATATTTACACTTAAATGTAATATAAACGTTATAATGGTGGTTTTTTAAGGCATTTTTAATAAAATGCCCGATAAGTTATTTATTACGCGGCAGGTGCTGCCGGTGTCGTGTACATTTGATGTACTAATTCTAAATCTTTTTCTTGTTCTAAGATGTGGCTCTCTGATGCTTTTCTAAGCTCATTAATTTGTCTTAGAGTCAGTCTAGTCTTGCGAGTATCTTTTCGTGTTAACGGACTATCGTCGTGGCTAGCAGAATATTGCAGGTCATTTGAAATGGCCTGCATATCTTTATCAGCATAAAACAATTCTCTAAGTATCATACTAGTATTTATGCTGCCGGCGGAGTTGCAACTGGTGCTGGAGTTCCACCTGCAGCAGGTATTGCACCACCTGCCATATCAGCTCCCCCAACTTCAGGAGGAGCAGTATCATCAGACAAGTCACTTAGATCGCTTTCAATACCTGCTGAACTAATACCTGCTCCACGTAGTTCGCCTGAGCTGTCAGTAGGAATAGCCTTGCCCTTACCATTCTCTTCGGCCCACATGCGTTCATTTTCTGCCATCTCTTCATCACTCATACCTAAGAAGCGTTTCATAGCAAATCGCTTGCTCATAAACGGAATCTGACTCATAGTTTGGAACTGCGGCACACGCTGTCCATCTAGCTCTGCTTGACGGTACGTGGCAAAGTTCTGTGGTGCTTGGAACTGCACTTCAAACAAACTGCTGTCAATATTAACTCCGCGATCGTTTAGATATAGTTTAAATTCTTGATCAAAAATGTCCTGCATTAGGCTTTGCAAGCGTTGGCAATAGTTGTTAAAACGTAGTTCTTGAATGTATGCAGTACCAACGCGACCGTCATTATATTGTGCTTGACTGTCGTCTGCACCAGTTGGCAAATAGCTACTTGGAATACGCAATCCACGGAATAACTTGTTAGTAAAATACTTTAAGTCATCAATCTCACCAAGATTTGTACCGCCTGGAAGTGTTTCAACTTTACTTCCGCGACCTTCTGCCGTCTGCGGGAAAAAGTAGTCTTCGTTGATACTTAACGGATTATAAGCACTGTCAACAACATTATTTCCGCCACCTGTAGCACTAGGAATACGACGTTGATGAATTTCGTTTTTAACACGCTCAACGAAGCTCATAGCCAAGTGACTTGGCATGTTACCCACGTCAATATAGAAGATTCTACGTTCCGGAGCACGTTGTATACGATAGATAATGATAGCATCTTCGAGCAATTCTTTCTGTTTATAAACTTTAAAAATGCTTTCTAACAAACTGTTACCAAACGGATAGTTGTTGTCAAGGCCTTCTGATAAACTTAAATGTATAACATGTTTTGCATCCACTGCAACTTCATTTTGACTGTTACTAAAGCGTGTGCCAGCCGAAGTTGGAAATGCTCCTGGCTGGCCTCGAGCGGCTGCTCCGCCTGCAACAAACGATGTTCCGCGATTGTTAGTGTTGTTAGAATTAGGATTGATCTGTGTAACAACCAAATGCTGGAAATTAGGATTTAAGTCACGAATAACATACTGCTCCGGCGCTTTGCCGTCACTTTCGTTAACAATAATCTTAGTAATCTTACCGGTATCAATGTAGGTCCATTTTTTGTTTTCTGGATCACGAACAAAGAACGCATCACCATATTTGAACACGTTACGCACGATACGGAAGATTCTAGTTTCAAATTTTTGTAGTTTACACCACTGTTGTAAGTACTCGCGAAGGATAGCTATTTCGCTGTTAGTTGCTTTATTTCTATAGAATAAACTAAATGGAGTTTGATTTTCTCTGTTCTTTTGACTACAGAATTCTGCTAGAATATCTAATGCTGCGTTAACTTCGTTGTCCATGTCCATTGTATCATATTGCAAATAACGATCAATACGATTTGGGGCGCCGGTATACACATCTGGCAAGAAACTAGAGTAGTTTGCTTGAGCCGGGCCTGGGCGAGACGAACCGTTTCCAATTGGACTATAGTTTCCAGATTCAGAATTTACTGATGCTGGGGTAAAGTATTTCTTCCATGACATGTTTGTTATCTCGCGTATATGTTACTAGCACCACTCTTCGCAGCTTTGGTTGTAGATTTGTGGCCTTCTTCACTAACTGCTATTAGTTGGCCCATCTGTTTATTTAACGTATTCAGCGCCGATACCACGTCAGAGAGAGTAGATTCTTTAGTTGCTGCTTTGGCATCGGGCTTTTTCTCAGCTATTTTAGCAGCTTCTGCTTTTTTCTCTTCTGCTTGTCTTTTGAATTTTGCATTTTCTCTATCTGCATCTGCATCTGCAGGTTTAGCTGGTATACTATTTTTAGCAGTATCAATTTTCTTCATAATTGGCATACCATTTGCGCCCATGGTCATGCCGCCAGACATCATATCTGATATGCTCATAGCTTTGCTTTTTGGTGCATCCTGTGGGGTGCTTCTTCGACTTTCTCTTGCTAATTCTGATTTAGCTTCGTCTGCTACTTTCTGTTTTGCCTCTTGGTCACTTACTTCGGGTTGAGGACCCATTGCTACACCATTAACTGGTAGTTCTGCAGTAATTGCATCAGTTTTTTTATCTTCAATTGCTACTGTTTTTGCTTCGTCTGCTGCTTTTTGTTTAAGTTCTAATTCACGTTTAGCACTGTATTCGCCTAGATTTTGCATAACATCTAGCATTTCTTTTTTCTTTTCTACTTGCTTTTCAAACATTGCTTTATTCAATGTTTCATTTTCAAGTGCAGCTTCTTCTTCTTTAGTAGCTTGTCTATCACCAATATCTGCCTTCATTTTGGCAATTCGATTGCCAATTTTCTCTGCAGTTTTAGTATCTTCTTTAATACCCGATTCCATTGCTTGTGCATGGAAGGAACGATTTTCTTCGCTGTAGCCTTTATAGTCATCAATAATCTTTTGTTGGCTCTCTGTAAACTGTGATTTAAATTCTTGTTGTTGTGCCGCTACTTCTTTTACAGGCAGTGCATCAGCTATATCTGATTTAATCTTTTCACTAGAAGCTTCAATAATCTTTGTTTTATCTTCTTCTTGTTTGACTACTACATCGTAGCCCATTTTTTGCAAGTTTTGTTTAGCTTGTTCTGCACGGTCAACAGCTTTGATTGCTTCTCTTGCTTTGTCAGATGCATTAAAAGATTCATTTTGTTGTTTTCTAAGAGCTTCGTATTCTTCTTTTTGTTTGCCTGTAAGGTCTTTAAACCCTTTACCCTCAGCATCTAATTTTTCTTCCATTAGATCAATAGCTTCAGATGTGGCTCTATTTGTTGCAGTTGCTGCCATCATTTCTTCTTGCAACGATAATTTTTTTGCCTTTGAAGCTGTGTCGTTGAGAGTCATTATCTCATCAAATACTTTCTTTTGATCGTCTGTTTTAAGCATGGCTCTATCCATACCTACAGACATTGATGCCATACTCATTGGCGCAGGAGTGGTTGCCGGTGCTGCCGGTGTTTTAGTTGTAGCGCCAGGTAATGCGCCAGCAATATCACCTGCCATTTTTTTACTAGATGATGATATAGTAGTTGAATATGTTTCAATTACACTGGTAGACGCTTTGGCATTTTTCTCCATGTTTGCAACAAAGTCAGCTGAATTACTCTGTATCTTGTCATTCATGTCGATGTAATAATCTTCAATCTTTGCACCTTTTGGTATCATAGATTCAATCATATTGTCGCTCATACCTTTTACTGAAGTACCAATAACACTCTTTGCTAGTTCTGCTTCTTTAAATGCATCAGCATTAGTTTTCTTAGCAAGATCTAGTTTAGATTTGCTGTCATCTTTATACATGTCAGCAAGCGTACTGTTACTAGTTTTAGTAATAGATACCTGTTCACTAACCATCTTAGTAGTTTCTTCAATGGCGGCTGCTTTCTTAGTAGTTTCCCAACTAATTCCAGCATCAATTTGTTTTTGTAAAGGCTCCATTATAGCTTTATACTTTTCAGCTATTCCTTTACCTTCTTCTCCAACTCGCATTTCTTTAGCAACTGCATTGCCACCTAGTTTGCTGCCGTCACCTATTTGAGCTTTTAACTTTTCTCTAAGAGCCATCTTTTCAGCTTGCATCTGTTCTCTAACAGAAGCTAATTCTTTTTCAGCAGCCTTACTGCTGTCATTTTGAACTTGTTTAGTGGTAGTAGATCCGCCGCCACTTACTGAACTAATACTAGTGCTAATTGATTTAGTCATACTAGACAAATCTAACTTGGACATATCTGCTTTGCCCATTTTGCTTATTTCAGCTGCTAGAGCTGCAAACTCTTTATCTTTACCCATAGCAGTATCTAATTTAGGCATTTCTAACTTGGGCATTTCTAACTTGGGCATTTCTAACTTGGGCATTTCTAACTTGGGCATTTCTAACTTGGGCATTTCTAACTTGGCACCAGCACCTGCCATATCTACTTTTGGCATAGTTTTTCTTACACCGGCCATTGCAGATTCAATGACTTTAGATACGTCTTGTGGTCGCATTACACTTTCCATACCGTGTAATTCTACCATAGTACCTTTACCCCAATCTTCAAACATTTTACCGGCTTTATCTAAACTACCGCTTTCACGTTTAGGTACTGGTGCAGCAGCACCACCGTTAACTATTTCAACCTTGCCCGGAGTTCCCCTAAACAATCCTCCTGCAAATTCAACCATAGCTCCTAATGATTCGCCAGCCGGTTTTGCTTTATCTCCAGATACATGAGTTATCTTATCTTTCTTTGTTTTCTCAGCTTCTGTTTTATCAAGCTGTGCATCTGCCGGCAATGCTGCTTTAATTTGTTTAACAATATCCGCCATTGCACCGGGTGTGTTAGTAGCGTTCTTAGCTACATCTTCAGCAGTTACAGTTTTACCAGTTGCCTTAGATTGATCAGCTGCCATCTTTTCAAGCACTTTGAGAGTTGTGTCAGATTGCTTTTGATTTCCGTTAATTAACTTATTAAATTCAACTAGATCTTTATGCAATGGCGATTTATCAGACATTGCACCGCCTGATTTATCTGCTTCTTCTTTTACAGTACGATCAATTCTAGATTTATCGTATCCTTTTTTCATTGGGTCACCAATTTCAGTTTGCACAACTGTCGATGAACCTAATTTTAGATCTTTACTCATTTTAACAATTGATGGTGCAATATCTTTTGCTAACGGTTGAATAACTTGATCGTTTAGTACTTTGGTTAAGTCACGTCCTCGGCTTTCAAGATCAACTGCAAATCTAGTAATGCCGGCACCTGCAGTTGCATTTGGATCATCTTTGCCTCCAGCTTGTTGTTCTGATTTAACTTGATCGTCAAGTTTTTTCATTGAAGCTTCTACATTTTTAATATTGCCTCCTGCATCTGCAAGAGCATTTCTAAACTTAGCACCTTGTGCATAACTTTCTTGTGTTTCTTTAATGCCTGCTTGAGCAGCCATTGTTCGATATTGACTAGTGTTTTGAAAAGCGGCTTGCTCAGCAGCCGCTTGTTTTGTCAGCATTGCAGCACGTTCTCTGTCACCGCTACGAGCAGCTTCGCCTGCTTCACTCATTAATTTCTTAGCATCAGAACTTAGTAGTCCGTAGGCTGCTTCCATACCTTCTGACGGGCGTCCCATAGAAGCCATATCTTCTGCAAGTTTCTGAAACTGCGGACCCATCAACTTACCATTAGCACTGATTGCATCAAACGCTTCTTTTGCGCCAACGCCACCTTTGGCTATAGCTTCATCAATAGCAGCCATACGTTGTCCGTCGGTTGCTTTACGTCTTAACTCATCAAGTTGTTCTTGTTTACTTTGTCCTGTTATCTTAGCTACTGCATCCATTTCAGTAGCTAGGCTTGCTGCGGCTTTAAGAGATCGGTCTTGTCCGTCTTTGTCTTTTAAGTCTTTAAGTTTTGATCCTGATATACTAACTGCTAGAACATCATTAAGTTCTTTTGTAGTATATCCCATACCACGTAGTTGTTCACCTAGTCCGCTAGTAAAAAACGTATCGGCCATTTTAGAGAACTTTTTAGCGCCTTCAGCACTAGTTGCCCCAAACCCTAACATAGAAGAATTATTCTTCTGCATTACTTCGGACATCTCAGCAATGCTCATCCTAGCAGCACTTGCTTGATCCTTCATAGCCATTATATCGTTACCAAACGATAAACCAGTGTCGGATAGTTTTCTCCAAGTATCAATATTTTGATCAATATTTTGACCAAGTGAGTTTAAGGCTTTGGCGCCTTTGTCAAGAGACGCTCCAAGAACAGACCCACTTGCTCCTAGTCCAGAAAACCCAGCTGACAATGCCTGAGTTACATCTCCTAATTTTGCACCACCCTCAGCAATTTTTGATCCAACTCCTAGAGCTGCATTGCCTAATCCTTTAACGGCATCTCCAGCAGCACCTAATTCTTTACCAAACTGTCCGGCGCCTGAACTGCCTCCACCGCCACCAGAGCCACCGCCGCCACCAGAGCCACCGCCACCGCCGCCCATGCCTCCAAAATAGCCGGCTCGGCTTGCTTCTTTAAGGGCATCTACTAGTTCTTGTTTAGACATTGACATATTATTTTTTCCCGGAAAACTGCGTATATAAATAAGGATACATTATATTTATCGGGAGTAAAAATGAACCCACTAAACCCTCTACAGAAGTACTATCGCCAGCCTAAAATCTACATCTCTTTGCCCAGCAAAGGATTACACTATGAAGAAGGTGCGTTTCACGGTGACTATAACAATGTACCAATCTTTGGTATGAACGGCATGGATGAAATCATGTACAAGACTCCAGACGCATTGTTTACTGGTGAAGCAACAGTTAAAGTTATTGAAAGTTGTTGTCCGTTTATCAAAGACGCTAGTAAGATGCCCACTCTAGACGTAGATAGTATTGTTACTGCTATTAGAATTGCTACGTTTGGTGAATTGCTAGGTATTAGACATACGTGTAATAACTGCGGAACAGAAAATGAATTTGATATTGACTTGCGAACATTCTTAGAATACTACAGCAGTTTAACATTTGATAATAAAATTCAAGTAGGTGAACTAATAGTTACTCTGCGTCCACTAAGTTATAAAGAACTTACAGAAATTAACATAGAAAATTTTAAATTACAAAAGATGTTGGCACAAGTTAGCACTATGGAAAACGAGCAAGATCAACAAGTGCAAGTTGATCTAGTGTATAAAAATCTAGCAGATGTACAAACTCAACTGTTTATCAACAGCATTGACAGTGTTCAAGTTCCAGACGGAATTGTTAATGAAAAAGAATTTATTGTTGAATGGGTTAAAAATAGCGATAGAGAGTTGTATGCTGCTATTAAGAAAAAGCTAGAAGAAAATAAAGAAAAATGGACTATGCCTAAATCTCAGATCAAATGTGCTACGTGTGGTACTGAAGATGCTGTGACTGTTAATTTGGACCAATCAAATTTTTTCGTAACCGCCTAGGCTATGTCGAACACTCTGACCTTGAAGACTTTTTAAAGACATTTGATCGTCAGGCAGCTGAGGTTAAGGAAGAGATATTTAAAATAAGTTGGTACATGCGTGGCGGAGTGACCAGTCAAGACTTATTTCATTTGTATTCCTATGAAGATAGGAATATTATGAGCTCTCTTATCAAAGAAAACATAGAAGCCACTAAGAAAAGTGGTATGCCGTTACTTTAAATCTTTTCTGCCACGGGCTCGAGATGCTTCATCGTCTGCGTCTGCGTCAGCAGCGGCAATTGCCTGTTGTGCCGCTTGTTTTTCTTGAGGTGTTGTGGCAGCTTTAAGAGCTTTCTGATTTTGAAACTTGCCTTGTTTCTTTTCTGCATCTGCATAGAATGTACTTATTTTAAATCCATTCATTAACCAGTTCCAAATGCTTTCACCAACTGCACCGGGGTATCTTAACCATTTGCCTATTCCGCTGGCAATATAATCTTTACCTTGATCACTACCTATCCACATCTGTAATGCAGTGATGCCAGCTTCAGTAGCAATCATAGCAGCAATTGATGCGGCTGATACTACTCCCCCAGTTGTAACACCTGCAATTGCGCCGGCACCAAGTACTATGTTTTTAATACCGCGAATTATCATTAATACTATTCGACTATTTGCTAGTGCTCTAGCTATCATTGGTACAAGTATTTGCGCTTCAAATACACCAAATGCAAACTCTCTCTCTGCTTCGTAGTCTTCTTTAGTAATTTCTTTATTATTATAAAGTTCTTCTAAGCCGCCGAGGTCGACCCATAACTCACCAGCTGCAGATACAAAACCTAAGGCTTTAAGAAACCATACAGTACTAGTACCAAGTTTAGCGTAGAAAGATTTTTCTACTGCTTTTGCTGCCTCACCGTTACCTGTTTTCCATATCTCATGATGTTTTTTTATTATATCACCAGCTTTTCGAAACGATTTAGGTCCACCCTGCCTACGTAGTTCCGCAGCCTGAGCAGTTCTTTGATTACGAAGATCAGACGGGCCACTAGTTTTTGCAGGTGTAGCAGTAGGAGTCGCTGTTTGAGATGGTGCAACACGTGTCTGTGTTCTTGCAGCATTTCTTCTTGCCAGAGCTCCTGGTGTATATTGAGGTGTTGCCTCACTGATAATGTCGTATACTTTCATGATATTGTATTTAGTTAATGATGTACTGCGTACATCTGTTCATCGCTTGCGCTCGAACTATTTTCTTTTTGTATTTAATATTACTGCTGCGAAGCAGTTTAAATATTATCTAGATTGTTCAGTCACACTTTGCCCTTGCGGGCAAAGAAATAAATTCAACATTATCTGAGTTGCACATTTATCACCTAGCGTTACAGCATTACAGAGGCGGTCATCCGGTACCTCGAGCTGTGTCTTTATATGACGGCGGCCTACATGCATACGCTAACATACATGCAAACGTGGGTATTTCTCCCTCTTTTTGCCTTTAATTCCTTTAAATAACCAAACCGCGGCAGCTTTGCGATCCTCGTCCTGTTAAGGATGGTGGTTAAGTACTCTTAGCAGCTAGAGTTTCCTTCCCTGCGATCCGAGATCCAGGTATACGGGCGCACGATGTTAGCTTGCGCTTGCTATTACTGCTTGATGAGCCTAAGATTTTAATATAATGTGTGAGCCGTGTACACGAACTTGTATGTGTCCGTTGTAATACTCGTTTGATTCTAATACTTTACGGGAGAATTGTTCTCTGGCCTCGATGTAAGAGCATTGCGCTTTTGAGTTGCAGTAATATAAGATTTCTCTTGTGAAATTTTCTTTGCCTAGTGAGTCTATGTCTTTAGTTAATTCTACGCTACTACCATAATAGTCGCGCCAGTCAGAATCGATCTTACTGCGAATTTTCTTTTTTTTCTTGGTACCGTTCTTTAATTTTACAGTTTTAGTTGTAGTCTTAGAGAATTTAGCAAGTTTTTTGCCTATATATTTTCTGCCAGAGATGACATTGGTTATAAGATATACAAATCCGATGCACTCTTCGGGGAGTGTTTCGATAATTTCATTCTGATAAGTCCATGACATGCTTTAGTTAGCATCATCATTCCCGTGAGCCTGTTGGTTCTGAGCCTGTTGTTCTGCGAGCTTTGCAGCCCTATATGCAGGAGATTTAATTTTTGGTTTAGTTCTACGTGTTTCTAGTATTTCTACTCGTAATGCGCTGGCAAATCGTCTAATTTCTGACAAGTGTGCGCGAGTACGCATACCACTGGCATGCGACTCTGTAGTTGCCCAATTTTGATAGTCTTCAAAGTAGGCTCTGAATTCTTTCATTAGTTGATCGTGCAACTCTTCGTAGTTCATTCTTCTATTTCAATATCGTTTGCATAGCTGGTAAAGCCGTTTTCTTTAATAACTTTAAGCACATTATTAACACGACCTATCAATTCGTCTTTGTGTGAGATTAAGAAAATGTTCTTCTTACGTTCACGTGCCATCTTCTTAAGTACGCCTAAAGCATTTTCTACACCGTTCGCATCTAATCCGTTGTCAATAAGTTCATCAACAAACAATAAATTAATGCTTTGATACAGACTTTCCCATACATCACGGAATGCCCACGACAATCCAAGGATTAAACGATTACGCTCGCCACGAGACAAGTTGTCAAAGTCTAGATCTTGTCCTAACTGAGTAATCTCAACGTTTAAATCGTTTAGGAAACTTACTTGGTGAGGTAATCCCATCTTGTCAAGATAGTAGGTAAGCCTGTTATTCAAATAGGCAAGGTTTTGATCAATGATCTTCTTACGAATAAACGAATCTTTATTAGTCAGCAGTTTGAGCAAAAACTCTTGATGATCCTTCATACTATTCAGTAGATTAATGTTATCCCATGATATTTCTTGGATAGCAGTGTGCCTTAAATCGTCAATTTGTTCTTGATACGGGTCAACTTCATCTGTTCTTTTTACTAGAGCAGATTCTAAACTAGTAAGATTGTTTTGATGCTTTAATGCTTCTTCTACAGTGTCATAGTAAGTGTTAGGCCTGCCATTGATGTCACCAATAGTTTCTAATTCTTGTAATACGCTAGTATAGCTATCACTAACACCTTGCAAATACAGCATAGCATCTGCTAGATTTTTCTCGGCACTAGAAGTCATTTCTTCATGCTTGTGACTATGTAATCCCTGTTCGCAAGCAGGACATGTCTTATTTTTTAACTGTTCTAACTCTTTAGTATACTTAGTAACGCTCTTATCAGCTTGTATGACTGCTGTTTCTAAGGTTGCTTTCTCTTTATTGAGACTTTTAATCTTAGCTGCATGTTCATTATATTGTTTTAGCTTGGCATGTTGTTCTAATTCACGCTCAATATCAACGTTTTGCAGCTCTGTAATACTATTTGCAATTTTTTCGAAATCTGTTTTTTGTTGCGCATACCAAGCTGATTGTCTAGTTTCTAAACCAGTTATACTTACTTGTATTTTATCGTTAGATTTTTTAGAAGCTTCTATATCAGCAGTTTCTTGAAAGATTGATTCTTTAGTAATTCTAATTTGCTCTTTCAGCAAGTCAGCTTTTTCACTTAATAATGTAATACCTAACAACTGTTCAATAATTTCACGTTGTTCATTAGCTTTTAAGCTGAGAAACGGTTCTGTATAGGTATTAAGAGCAACAATATGCTTGAACATATCGTGGCTCATACCTAACAACTCGTCAATATCTTTCTGCGTTTCTCGCATATCGCCCTGACTGTCGTCATTAGACTCTGCACTTTGCTCTTGACTATTAACATAGAACTTCATAATCGTAGGTTTACGACCACGTTCAATCTTATACTTATTACCGTCTTTCTCAAACGATAAAGTAACTAACATGTTCTTGTTATTAATCTTATTGATTAAGTTATCTTTCTTGATGTTAGTCAGTGCAGTACCAAATAATGCAAAACTTAATGCATTAACAATAGTAGTTTTACCTGTACCATTGCGTGATCCGCTGTCATCTCCACCTTGATCTAAGTTTTCTCCTAGCACAAGAGTTAATTGTTCACGTCCAAAATTTACAGCTTGGGTTTGATTACCCACACTCATAAAGTTTTTTACGGTTAAATCCTTAATTTTGATCATAGGCTATTATAAATTTCCAACAATATTTTTTTATCAAATGTATCGCTTTCGATATTGATTAGTTGATTACTAACAATTTGATCTACACTCTCAAATGCCTGTATGTCAATGTCAGTATTAATTTCTAATTCTTTCTTTTCGGGAATAAGTGTTAATTCTCGAATGTCGTACTTGTTCATGAAGTCTTCTTTGACAAAACTTGCCTCTTCATAAGTGATATCAATATCAAGACTAACACGCAGATGCTGATTAGGTTTAATAATTGTATCAGCTTCGTCAATAAGTTGACTTAGTTTAACCGTGCGGAATGTTGGTTGCATGGGCCATGTGTGATACTCTGGCTGACCACCCCACTCAAGGATCATCATGCCGCGCTCGTCATCCCATGTATCTGCATAGTTATGAGGAAATGCATTGCCAATATAGATCATATTACGTTGCTGTTGGCGTTTGTGGAAGTGCCCACTAAATCCTAGTTCGTATCCTTTAAAGCTATCTAGCTGAATCTCACCGTGATCCGGCATCTGTATCATAGCATTCATAAAGAAGCTGGGCAACTCAAAGTGTCCAAATATATATTTGCCGCCTTTTTTACCTACAGCTTTCCATTCTTCTCCGACGAGCCACGGGCAAAGTGTAACATCGCCAATGGTAGTAGGCTCATGAACAACAGTAATTCCAGGAATATACTTGCCGAACTCGACAGAGTGTATATCTCGTTTGTCTTTGTAATAAAGATCATGATTGCCAGGAAAGAAATAAAATTGATCAAACGCCTTACCGAGCTTTTCCAGGGCCCTAAGACTATAGTCCATAGTAGTGATATTAAGACTGTTGCGATTGTGATGCCAATCACCCATAAAAATTCCAACATCACACCCTTCCTCCTTGGCTTTGGCAATATACCAATCTACGAAATCCTCGCAGTCTTGGTTATGTACTTGGCTGTTAGACTTTAATCCAAAGTGGATGTCTGTAAAACAGGCTACTTTTTTAAAAAGATTACTCAATGTGCGTTCTCCATCATTACATTATAGCTGTTCTAGAACAACAGGTCAATCGGTAGTTTCGTCGAATCGTTTGACAGCGGCTGCATGTTCACCTGAGCCAGTCCTACTATAGCTAGGATTCATGCCATTAATTTCTAATAGATCATCGCGGATGTTTTGATTACGTTTTTCTAAATTAATAATTCTTACAAAACTGTTAGTAACTGCGGCTGTAAAGTAAGCAAACGGATTATCTGATTTACTTTCATCAAACTGTAACCCAATTTGTGTAAGTTGCAGAATAGCCTGCCCTCGCATCTCATCATTGTAAGTATAGCCACGGACATTACCACGAGTAGCATAGCGTTCGCACAATTTAATGTACATACGGGCTAGTGTGTTAGTAATCTGCCCGTGATCTTTATTAAATTTGCCCTTTTCTAAATCACCCTTCCAATGGCTTTTGCCAACACACACTAGAATATCATTTTCATCAAACTTCCAATGCTGGAACGGGGGAAAATTTACTTTATCTCTATGATCTGCTAGAGTTTTAGGATTTTTCTTGCGTGTGCCGTTCAACGGAATATGATCAAAGGACATTATGCGAAAAATCACATCAGTCTTGGCAATTTTTTTATAATCAACTTCGGTGTCTGCTTGCTTGACCTTTTCTCCAAGGGCCTTGCGCCGCTGATATTCTTCTTGCCCGATGCGCTTGGCCCGCGCACGTTTAGCTTCGGCAACAGTTCTAATGTTTATTTTATCAATATTGGGTAAAATGAGATCATATCGATGAAAAGCAGGATCAGTAAAACTGCAAAATGTATTTTTACTTTTATGTATTTCTTCTAGTAGATCTTTGTTGTTGAGATAATTAACTTTCATTGTAGTCCTATTTTATAATATTATAAACTATGTACTTAATTTTGTCAACTAAATAGAGTAACAAAGGAGTCCATAATGGGATTTGACTTAGGTTCAAGTATTGGGTCGGTTGTTAGCCAAGCACAATCTATTGGTTCTTCAATCAGCGGCGCAATGGGAGGAATCCAAGGTGCGTTAGGTACTGCTAGCAAACTGGCAGGTGCCCTTAATAATTTATCCAACCCTTCGGGATTGATCTCTGCATTACGAAGCATCAATTTACCGGGTAGTGGAGGCACGGGCGCAGCAGCCGCAGCAACAAGAGTTCAATTTTCAGGACCTGGTAATTCAGATGACTGGCGTGTACGTTTGTCAATCCCTCCAAATTTCTTCGCATCAAGTGATGTGCTAGCACCTCTACAACGTGCAGGTGGATTAGTATTTCCATACACTCCAACAATTAGTATTTCTCATAGTGCTAGTTACGATGATGTTGCAATTACACATCAAAATTATCAATTCATGGCTTATCAGAACAGTAAAGCAAATGCAATATCTGTATCGGGACCATTTAACGTTGAAGATGCTGTCCAAGCACAGTATTGGATTGCTGCCGTACACTTTTTAAGATCGGCTACAAAAATGTACACAGGTGACGGGGACTCGGCAGGTAGTCCTCCTCCTATCCTATCGTTAAACGGTTACGGCGATTTTGTTTTTAAAAATGTTCCTGTAGTAATTACTAGTTTTAGTATTGACCTTCCAGCTGATGCAAACTATATTGCTACAACAATGGGGACTGCTGGATTCAGCGGCTTTGGAGCAGCATCAGGCGGCGCAGCATCAACCATCTCTGGTATTGCAGCACTAAGTTCAGGACTTGCAGGAGTTGCAGGAGCATTAGGTGCCGGCAAGCTAGCAACTAGTTTAGGTAAAGTTGGAGCTGTGGGCGGCGCCATTGGGGGAGTTGCTAGCTTATTAAGTGGCGGTTCAGGTCAAGGGCTTGGTGGCGCTTTTCCAACAGCTAGCGGCAACACCCATGTGCCAAATAAGAGTACATTAACGGTTACTCTACAACCAGTTTATAGCAGAGAAGCAGTTCGACAATTTAGTTTACAAAAATTTGTAACCGGTGGATACGTTAACGGCACAGGCGGATTTATCTAATGGCAACATATTCCAATACAAGCCCGTGGGCAAACACTACTATATCAAATAATTATTTGAATATTTTAAAAATAAGACCAGTAAGTGCAGAAGCTGATGATGCAATATACACAATAGAACCACAGTATAGCCATCGTCCTGATCTACTGGCACACGACCTTTATGGCACTAACAAGTTGTGGTGGGTTTTTATACAACGCAATTTAGATATTTTACAAGATCCTATCTTTGATTTTATCCCCGGGACTCAAATTTATCTTCCTAAGAAATCAAGTTTAATAGATATATTGGGATTATAATATGGGATTGTTTGATTCGGCACTTAATTCTGCAACATCTGCAGTTAGTCAGGCAACCAAAATTGTATCTAATACTGGCTTGGCCAGTGCATTAGGCTCAGTCAACGGTGCTATCAGCGGAATACAAAAAGCAGCAGCCAATGGAATAAGTAATCTTGGCACAGCCCTGTCCTCGGCAATACCTGGACAGATTGCAGGCCTCGCCGGCGCACTTGGGCAAATACAACAACAGATATCAAACATTGTCGACCTGGGCAACCTTAGTAAGTCAATTAATTCGTCTGCAACCTCAGTAAATCTTAGGACTGAGTTGCCAATGGCAAATATATTACACAGTTATGCTAGTTATAATTATATTTTTACATTAAGCGTACTTGATGCCGCAAGCATAAATTTCCCAAACGAAACATACAAGAAAGGACAACTGGGTCAAATTATTTTTAAAAGTGCCAGCGGTTCTCCTGATAATCGAGTAAAGACTGAATATGGTAAATTTGATTTCTTTATGGATAATTTAACTGTCGGAAGTGTTATCAACCTAGATAAGGACACTGGCAACACCAATGCTACTAAAATAAATTTTAAAGTTACTGAAATTTATAGCATGGGATTGTTTTTTGAATCCTTACAAATTGCTGCCGAAGCCTCTGGCTATAAGAATTATATGGATGTTCCATTATTGCTAACAATCGAATTCAAAGGCCATCTAAATTCTGCGCAACAAGGGATTGCAGCAGATACATTATCTATAGAAAAAACAACAAAGCACTTTCCTTTAAAATTAAGCACTATTGAAATGAAAGTAACCGGTCGTGGTGCTGAATATGATGTATCAGCATTTCCTTGGAATGAAAAAGGTTTTGCCAGCAGTTACTTAGAACTTAAAACAGACATCACAATTAGAGGTAAGACAGTTGGACAGATGTTACAAACTGGCGAAAGAAGTTTACAAGTTGTATTAAATGAACGTCTCAACGATGCAGCTAAGAAAAAAGGAATTGTTAAAGTACCTGATCAAATATTGATTATGTTTCCTAGTGACTTAACGTCCGGTGCGGCCGCTGACAATGAAGATGACGGTGGGTCAGCAACACAATCTCCAAGCACAGGCGCAGTACAAGGCGGTGACCTGCAAACTAAATTAAAAATAGCCTTAAAGGCTAAAGACGAAGGCGGGAACGGAACCTTAATACAAGAAGATGGAGACATGAATTCGTTAGGACGAGCTAGCATGGGATTTAATCCCGAGAGGATTGGCGATGCATCTTTTGCTAAAGATGGATTAGTCTACGATGAAAAAGCTAAAGTATACACCCGAGGAAACATCGCAATAGACCCAACTGAAGGAACATTTAAATTCTCGCAAGGTACAGATATTCCTAATGCTATAAATCAAGTCATGTTAATGAGCGACTATGGCCGCCAAGCACTGACTAGCACACAAACATCTGACACTGGAAAAATTCCATGGTGGCGCATTGAAGCGCAGGTATATACCATTCCATCAGATGACAATTTAGATAAAACTGGAGTTCAACCAAAACTTATTGTGTATCGTGTAGTACCATTTGGTATTGATGCATCAAGCTTCATGCCAACAAACACTGCTAACCCTAAAGTTAAGCAAGCAAAAAAACAAGCAGTTAAAGCATACAACTATATCTACACAGCTAAAAATTTAGATATTATAAATTTTGATATTAAATTTAAAGCGGCCTTCTATTCTGCAATGTCTGCAGATGCAGGAAAAAATAACGAAGGCGCCCAGAGAGCAAAAGAATCGTCTGGTGCAAATGCTGCTCAAGATGCAGAATCAGTAGCACCAGAATCTGGAAATAAAGCACCACTTGCTGGTGAAGCAACAAAAGAAATACGCAGTGATGTAATTAAAACAGATACTGGTACTGGAACTAGTGGCCGTGAAACTCCTGAGACTAGAGCCGCAAGAGAATTTCAAAATAATGTATTAAACAATCCTTTTGACATGGTTAATACTACACTGACTATTTTAGGCGATCCGTATTATCTAGGAGACAGCGGAATGGGCAATTATACCGCACCTAAGTCACAATATGAAAATATGACGGCTGACTACAGCATTGACTACCAAACTGGAGAAGTTGATATTACTGTAGATTTTAGAACTCCTATTGACCTTGACATGAGTAAAGGTGCGTATGAATTTGGCCCAACAAAATTAGTAAATCAGTTTAGCGGATTGTATCAAGTTACTAGAGTTGAAAGTACGTTTAATCGAGGAAGATTTACGCAAGTATTAACGTTGATTAGACGTGCAGGCCAGACCAGTGACCCTTCTGCAGACACTAGTGGCACAATTAAACTTATTAAAGATACACAAGATGTTAAGCCAGCAGTTGCAGATGGTGCAACTGGCGAGGGTGAATTAAGAACACAAGAAGAAATACAAGCAAGTAACAATCTTGCAGGATTTGACGGATAATTATGGCAGAAGATACAAGAAACCCCGCATCCGAAGGTAGGAAAACAGACCCAGGCCCGTTCTTGGCCAAAGTTATTAGCCACCATGATAAAAATTATATGGGCATCCTTGAGGTGCAATTATATAGGGAAGTTGGTAACGATGATGCGGCAGAAGGGCAACTTCTTCAAGCAAGGTATCTAAGCCCATTTTACGGAGTTACTAGCGTTGATTATGTAAGTGATGCCGAAGACACTTATAATAACACACAAAAAAGTTATGGTATGTGGATGATCCCGCCCGACGTAGGATCTACGGTAATGATCATCTTTGTTGAAGGACAAGGATGGTTCTGGATGGGATGTGTACTGGACGATAAAATGAATTTTATGACTCCTGGTTATGCATCAACATACTACAATGTAGATGAATCTAAGACTACAGATAAAGAAAGAGTTCCGGTTGCAGAATATAATAAAATTATTGGTGCTGAAACTCTTGACTCAACTACTATTACTAAACCTGCAACACCTCAAGAAGTTGTCCTTAATGATCAAGGATTGCTAGAAGATGATATCCGAGGAATTACCTCAAGCAGTGCTCGCAGGGAAACACCGTCAATGGTCTTTGGAATTTCAACACCTGGCCCACTTGATAAACAAGATGGTTCTAAGACAGGTGCGGTAGGTAAACGAGAATATAGGAATCAAAATACATTTGTTAGTCGTCTAGGTGGCAGTAGCTTTGTCATGGACGACGGCGATGACAAGTGGTTAAGAAAAACTAACGCTAGCGAAGGCCCGCCAGATTATGCGCGAGTAGAAAATCAAGAAGATGATGGCGATCCTACACTGTTGCACAATGAGTTGATGAGATTTAGAACCCGTACAGGCCACCAAATCTTAATGCATAATACCGAGGATTTGATCTACATTGGCAATGCACGAGGTACTACTTGGATTGAAATGACCAGTGACGGCAAAATAGATATCTATGCGCAAGACAGCATTAGTGTACGTACACAAAATGATTTAAATTTCTATGCAGACCGTGATATTAACATCGAATGTGGCCGTAATTTTAATACAAAAGTACGCGGTGAAAAACACACACATGTAATAGAAGACCAAATCTTAATAGTTGACGGCAATCAAAAAATTCATGTAAAGATGGATGTTGATAAAACGTACGAACAAAATTATACACATCATGTTAAGCAAGATGTTAATAAATTGTATGATCAAAACTATCTACACCATGTATTAGAAAATGTAGATAAAGTGTTTGACGGCAACTACCAACATAAAGTTGGTGGAAATTTTGATTTTAATATTGGGGGTCATAACTTTCAAACCTCCGGAGATAATACAGAAGTTAACGCAGCTAATACTACTATATCTGGGGGTAACATTAATTTTAACGGACCCACTGCATCTACAGCAAGTGAAGCTAGTGAAGCTAGTGAAGCAGAATTACCACAACGTTTAAAATTGCACAAGCTGTCAGATGAATCTGGTGAGTTTGTAGAAGATGTCATACCTCCAAGCATTATGCGTCGTGTGCCAACGTTTGAACCGTACCCATACCATGAAAACTTAGATCCATTAAAAGTTAAACCAGAAGAAACCGACAGAGATCTAGACGACAGATATGAAGATACAGACGGTGAACAAACCGCTGACCAATCAGATTTTTCAGAAACAATGATTGCTCCTGCAGACGCATGGAAACAGTATTCTACAGCTGAAGATACGTTTGTTAGGCTTGCTACCCCGGCAGATCCCGAAGATGATAATACAGGCGAATAAATATTACTATGTCAGCTAATCCTAAACTATATGATAAAATTGTTTTACCAGGTGTTAAGACACAACAGAATGTTCCTGGCACAAAAACTTACAAAGGATTCAGCACGATTTCCCCTGATGCTGCTAGTTTTGCACTATACGATCTAGCATTAATCAAACAGGATATACTTAATCATTTTCATATACGTCAAGGAGAGAAGTTAAACGATCCAACATTTGGCACAGTGATCTGGGATATTTTATTTGAACCGCTAACTGAAGAACTAAAGCAGTTGGTGGCAAAGAATGTCGAAGACATAATTAATTATGATCCACGTGTCCGTGCTGACCAAGTTATCATTACACAGTATGACAGTGGTCTTCAGATTGAATGTAGATTAACTTACCTTCCATACTACATACAGGAGTCTATACAGCTGAAATTTGATCAAGCTAATGGACTAATGAATTAAACTCCTACATAATAAACTACGCTAAATACTCAATAATTGGGAAGGGCGTATGTCAGCAACTGATCGACAAAATAGATTACTGGTAGCAGAAGATTGGAAACGTATATACCAGACGTTTCGTAATGCGGATTTCCAAAGCTACGACTTTGAAAATCTTCGCAGAGTAATGATTAATTATATCCGTGAAAACTATCCGGAAGATTTTAACGATTACATTGAAAGTTCAGAATACTTAGCCCTTATTGACCTAATTGCATTCCTTGGCCAAAGCATTAGTTTCCGCACAGATTTAAACGCTCGTGAGAACTTTTTAGAGCTAGCAGAACGTCGTGACAGCGTATTACGCCTTGCCCGCTTGCTTAGTTATAACCCAAAACGTAACATAGCCGGTAGCGGTCTATTAAAATTTACAGCAGTACAGACTACTCAAACAGTGGTTGATTCTAACGGTCGAAACCTAGTTAATCAAGTAATTGGGTGGAACGATCCAGCTAATGCTAACTGGTATGATCAGTTTATTAAAATAATAAATGCAGCCCTTCCTGCAACTCGCCAGTTTGGAAATCCTGACGATAAAGCCGACATATACAACATCCCCACAGAACAATACCGCTTCCAAGCTGCTAATGTCAGTGTACCAGTTTACGCATTTACAAAAGCTATTGACGGACGAAACATGAGTTTTGAAGTAGTATCTACTACATTTAAGGGCGCAGAAGAAATTTACGAAGAGCCACCTGCAATTGGTAATCGATTAGGATTTGTCTATAGAAATGACGGTCGTGGCGCCGGAAGTACCAATAGCGGATTCTTTCTACATTTTAGACAAGGAATCTTAAATCAAGGCACATTTACAATTGATCAACCTGCAACTAATGAAACAGTTGACCTTGATGCAGTTAATGTTAACAACACTGACGTATGGTTATATCGCTTAAATCAAACAGGCGTTGAGTCAGAATATTGGGCTAAAGTACCAAGTCTTGAAGGTAATAATATCATCTATAATAGCTTAAACAAGTCTATTAAAAACATCTATAATGTTACTACTCGTTCAAATGATCGTATCAGTTTAACATTTAGTGACGGCACATTTGGTAACCTACCAAGAGGCACATTTAGAGTTTACTATCGTGCAAGCAACGGCATTAGCTATACAATTAATCCTCGTGATGTTAAAAACGTAGTTATTGAAGTTCCATACGTGTCTAATTTTGGACAAGCTGAAACTTTAACACTAACATTAAGTTTACAATCATCAGTTAGTAATTCTACAGAAGCTGAATCTAACACTAGCATTAAAAATAATGCACCTTCTACCTATTATACACAAAATAGGATGATTACTGCTGAAGATTATAATCTAAGTCCGCTTGGAATTAATCAAGAAGTTATAAAAGTCAAAGCAGTTAATAGAAGTGCCAGCGGCATTAGCCGATACTTTGACCTAGTTGACCCTACCGGCAAATATAGTAAAACTAATTTGTTTGGTGATGACGGTGCCTTATATAAAGAAGAATATACAAGTAGTTTTAGATTTAACTATACTACTCGTACTGACATTGAAGCAGTAATTTACAACCAAGTTTATGAAACATTAAAGACAGCTCAACTGCGTGATTTCTACTATTCGAAATTTTCTAGAGTTACAATTGAGAATGTCACATGGTATAGTAACACTGTGGACACTAATCAGTCAACTGGATCTCTTAGAACGTCCGGAGTTCCCGTTATGCTTGGCTCATATACCAGTACTAATTTACGATTTGTTACAGCTGGTTCACTATTAAAATTTACGGCACCAGCTAACAAATATTTTAATAAATCTAATGACAATAAATTAGAAACTATTGACCCTGCAAATCCAGCTGCAAACTCAACAGATTCGTTATGGGTAAAAGTAATATCTGTTGTAGGTGATGGTACGAATGCAGGATCTGGTACACTTATTGACGGATCCGGAACAGTAATTCTAAACGATATCATCCCAGAGACTTCAATATTATCTGCAATTATTCCAGCATGGAAGGCAGCTATTAGCCCAACAGTAATTGCCACAATGGTAGATTTGATATTTTCAAATAAGCCATTTGGCCTGCGATACGATACTGAAACAGCCACTTGGAAAATTGTATTTGAAGTTAACTTAAATACCTTAGAAAATTTTAGTACAGCTAATCAAGGTAATAATTCTAACCAGCAAAGAGATTCTAGTTGGTTAATATTGTTTACTACTAATACTGAATTTTATACAGTTAAATCGAGATTAATTAGATATATTTTTGAAAGCGATAAGCAAATTCGATTCTTCTTTGATGCAAGCGATAAGATTTATGATACACGTACTAATACTATTGTGAAAGATAAAATTAAAGTATTAGGAATTAACACTGCACCACCAGCGTTTATTAGTTCATTTACCTACGATCGTGAGTGGGAGATTACTGAAGAATTTACCGGGTTAGACGGATATGTTGACACAAAGAAAATTCAAATTACGTTTAGTGATACCGATGATGATAGCGTAGTTGATAATCCTGAGCTGTTTGAAGAAATTGTTGATCAAATGGATATATTAAATCCTGTTGCAGACGATAGAAAATATGTAATACTTGAAAGATATATTATTGCTCAAGGACAAGAAGATTATAAATTGTTTGATAACAGTAACGGTACGGTACTAATTAAAGATTCAGAATTGGCTACTGTTAATGAAGGGCTACAAAATTTTAACAATGGTCAATATTTTTATTTTAAAGATGTAGATGTGGTTAAACAACTTAACAGCAATTCATCTTTTACACTATCATTAAATTACAAAGTATATAATGGCCGCAAAGATGTTAAATTCCAATATATTCATAATGCAGATTATGAATCTCGTATAGATCCAGGATTAACAAATATTATAGATACATTTATTTTAACCAAACAGTATGATAAAACATATCGTCAGTGGTTAGCCGGTTCTCGTACTACTGAACCACTAGCACCTAGTACTGACTATTTGTATACATTATTGTCTACTGATCTTAATAAGATTAAATCAATCAGCGACGAACTAATTTATCACCCAGTAAAATATAAAGTATTATTTGGAGAAAAAGCATCATTAGATGTACAAGCAACTTTTAAAATTGTAAAAAATTCAGAAATTGTTATTAGTGATAATGATGTTAAGTCAAGAGTACTATCAGCAATTAACGAGTTTTTTGCACTTGAAAATTGGGACTTTGGTGACAGTTTTTATTTTAGTGAACTGTCATCTTATGTAATGAGTCGACTAACTCCTAACATTGTAAACTTTTTAATAGTACCTAAAGACACTACATTATCGTTTGGTGGCCTATATGAAATACGATCAGAAAAAGATCAAATTTTTATTAATGGTGCAACCATTGACAACCTTGAAATTATATCAGCTGTAACTGCTAGTAAGATTAACAGTAGCGGAACAATAACTATGACATCATCTACATTAAGTACACAGTCTATTACTAGTGGGAGTTACTAATGGCAAATAACGATCAAAACGAATCAGGCATTCCTTTGACAAGTTCAGAAGGCAGAGAATCTGCTAATTTATTGCCAAGAATTTTTAGAACAGACAGTAATAAAAAGTTTTTACAAGCAACTTTAGATCAGTTAACTCAACCGGGCACGGTTAAAAAAGTTAACGGATATATTGGTCGTCAAAATGCAAAGGCAGTAACTTCGAGTGATATTTTTGTAACAGCCGCAGATACTACTCGCCAAAATTATCAATTAGAACCAGCAGCAGTTATTCAAGATTACCTTGGTAATACTAACTTTTATAAAGATTATATTGACCATATTAACCATATTGATGTATCTGGCGGCAATGTGCAAAATCATGAAAGGGTAAACCGCCAAGAATCATATTCGTGGAACCCTCATATTAATTGGGACAAGTTTGTTAATTATCAACAATACTATTGGTTACCGTATGGACCAGCTCCTATTGAAATAGCCGGGCAACAATTAGCTATAGAAAGTACATATACCGTTGAAGCAGTTGACGAGTCAGACAACTATGCATTTTTATTCTCTCCTGACGGTCTAACCCGTAATCCTACGTTGACGTTATATAGAGGTCAAACTTATACTTTTGTAATTAATAGCTTAGGTAATCCTTTTAGTATTAAGACTTCTAGAGTAGCTGGTGATCTTGAAAGATATACCGTTGGGGTATCTGCATCAGCAGTTGAATTTGGTACAGTAACATTTACTGTTGGTGTTAATGCCCCTGATGTATTATACTATGTTAGCGAAAACGGTGCTGATACCGGCGGCGCATTTCATGTATTAGATATTGACGATAACACTTACTTAAATGTTGAAGCTGATGTGTTAGGCAAAAAAACTTATACTATGAATAGTGGAATCCCGCTATCAAACGGTATGAAAGTAAAGTTTACAGGTAACATATACCCTCTAAATTATTCTATTGGATACTGGTATGTTGAAGGAGTTGGCACTGCTATTCGTTTAGTTTCCGAAGTTGACTTAGAGATTATTAGTTCTTATTCTCAAGAAAAAGCACTGTTGTTTGATGATGATGCATTTGATCAAAGTCCTTTTAGTACAGCAACTTCTTTCCCGCAGAGAAAAGATTACATTCTAGTTGCCCGTGGCAGTATAGATAGAAATCCGTGGAGCCGATATAACCGTTGGTTCCACCAAGATGTAATTATTGCAGCAGCTACAGCCGCTGGCCAAGTACCGTCCTTAGATCAATCTGCTCGAGCAATTCGTCCTATTATTGAATTTGATGCTGGCTTAAAATTATTTAATTTTGGCCATCAAGCAAAAACAAATGTTACATTAATTGATACATTTACTACAGATGTATTCTCAACAATTGAAGGCACGCTGGGGTATAATATTGATGGCGTAGATCTTGCAGAAGGCATGAGGGTATTATTTACAGCAGATACCGACTTATTAGTCAAAGGCAGAATCTTTAATATCAATTTTGTAAATGTAACAGTGCCCGGCCGCCAGATAGGTTTCTATGCATTGCCCGGAATTGATCCAGAAACAAATACTATAACTATTGAAACTAATGTGTTAACTAATGCAATTGGTCACGGACTAACAACGGGGAATCAAGTTTTATATCTTAATAACGGAAATGATAGTATTGCTGGATTGACTAACAGAAAAGCCTATTATGTACGAGTACTTAATTCTACACAGATACAATTATACAATGATAAAAATCTAACAGTTGTTGCAAATATTTTTGATACAGGTTCGGACGTTCATAAATTAGAAGTGTTCTCTGGTCTACGTAGACAAATTAATTTAGTTGAAGCTGATGATAGTCTTCCCTTAGAAAACGAAACAGTTCTAGTTGAAGAGGGTTCAGTAAATCAAGGCGTAATGTATTGGTACAACGGAACCACATGGAAAATTGGACAGAAAAAAACACTAGTTAACCAGCCACCATTATTTGACGTATTTGATTCTAATGGAATAAGTTATGGAAATGCATTAGTATATGATGGTACAACCTTTGCAGGTAACAAGTTATTTTCATATAAGATAGGCACAGGAACTACTGATAGCGAGTTAGGATTTCCATTAGCATATCAAAATATAAACAACATTGGTGATATTAGTTTTGAATTTAATTTAATAGCAGACAAGTTTACCTATAAGAAAGTAGTTGACATTATTACCTCAACTACTGATTCTGGATTCTTAAAATTAATTGTAGGATTAACTACGGTTAATTATGTTAATGGTTGGAAAACAACACAAATACAAAATATACAACCTATTGTTAGAAATTTTAAAGAAAGTGGATTAATTAACAATTTTCCTATAGACGTATATTCTCAGGTAGATAATTTAGATGATTTGGAAGTTAGGGTATATATTAACGGTAAACGTCTAGCAAGATCTAAGTATACAATTGCTACTAACGTTGTTAGAAAATATGTAGTATTAACAACCAATGTTTCTTTAACGGATGTAGTTACATTAAAGTGTTTTTCAGCGCAGCAAAAAAATGATAACGGATATTATGAAGTCCCGGTTAATCTGCAAAATAATCCGCTGAATAATAACTTATCAGAATTTACGTTAGGTCAAGTAATTGATCATGTCGATACTATTATTGATAACATTGATACATTTATTGGTACATATCCCGGAACTGGTAATTTACGAGATATTGGAAATGTAACACCTTACGGCACACGTTTTATTCAGCACTCGGGTCCAGTAAATTTAAGTTTATACCATTTTGGGTCAACGACTGCTAATGTTTTTAAAGCACTCGAACAAGCTCGAGATGACTACAGTAAATTTAAACGAGCATTTATTGTAGCAGCAACAAGTTCTGGAATTGATACAGACGCACGTCGTCATGTTGATATGGTATTAGCAGAGCTAGCAAAAGATAAATCAACTTCTCGTCCGTATTACCTATCAGACATGTACGGATATGCAGCATCAAATATATCTGAATATACAGTACTAGATCCTCGTACTAAAATATATCCATTAACGGTAGGATTTAATCTAACAGTGTTGTCAAACAAATCTGTCAATATCTATCTTAATGATGTACAACTTGTAGAGGGACGTGATTATATATTTGGTACAGATGTATTCTTTGAAATATTAACTGATCTAGCAGAAGGAGACATGCTTACTGCTGTGGAATACGAAAGTACTGACGGATCGTTTTGCCCAGCTACTCCTACTAAATTAGGATTGTATCCTAAATTTATTCCTTCAAAATTTTTAGATACTACCTATACAGAGCCAACTGAAGTTATACAAGGGCACGACGGTAGTATAACAATTGCTTTTGGTGATTACCGAGATGATTTAATTTTAGAATTAGAAAAACGTATCTTTAATAATATCAAAGTACAATATAATCCTGACATTTTTAATATCCATGATTATATTCCTGGGTATGATAGAGCAACAGTCTATTCAAAAGAAGAATACGAAACTATACTAAGTACGTTCTTTTATCAATGGACTAGCTATGTTGGACAAGATTTTACTAAACAAAATGTCGAATGGTGGGATAGACTAAATCCATTTACTTTTAATTACCGTGGTAATTATGCACCTGATGGTTCGTCTGTTCCTGCATACTGGAGAGGTGTATACCGCTGGTTATTAGATACAGATCGTCCGCATACTCATCCATGGGAATGTTTGGGATTTAGCTTACCTCCTCATTGGTGGCAAGAAGTCTATGGACCAGCACCATATACTAGCAATAACTTAATCATGTGGGATGATATTCGTCAGGGAATAGTCAGAGAACCAAGTAAGCCCATTAGACGATTAGAAAAATTTGCAAAATCAATATTGGCTAAAGGAACTCCTGTAACGGAGACTGGTGAGTTACAAGACCCGCTGAACTCTAATTTTGTAAGCGGTTTGATCAAACCAACAGCTGAGGGATATTATTCATTTGGTGACGTTGGCCCAGTTGAGTCTGCATGGAGACGTTCGGGGCATTATCCTTTTGCAATTATTCAAGCAGCATTGTTAATGCAACCTAATAAAGTGTTGGGTACTTGTTTAGATAGAAGTCGAATTGTGCGTAATCTTAGTGGACAATTAGTATACTCTACTAGTGGACTACGTATTCGCCTTACTGATATTGTATTGCCGTCCACCGCAGCAAGCGCATCAAGAGTATTAACATCTGGTCTAATTAATTATATTATTGACTATCTAACTAATGATACAACGTTTTTAATTAATCAATATCAAACTGACTTAGACACATTAACTAATAATCTTGGAATTAAGTTAGGTGGATTTACTGCAAAGAATAAATTTAAATTGTTATTAGATAGTAAGAATCCAACCAGTACCGGCAGCATTTTTATTCCTGAAGAAAACTATACTGTTTTCTTAAATACTTCATCAGCAGTTAAAAAAGTAGCCTATAGTGGTGTAGTTATTACTAAACATGCTGACGGCTTTGAAATAAGCGGGTATTATAACGAGCAGCCGTATTTTAATTATCATCCATGGTTAGAATCTGCTAGGACAATTAATGTTGGCGGCATTTCTGAAAGTTATATAGTTTGGTCTGCAGGAAAAAAATATGTAGCAGGCGGCATTGTATTTTATGGTAATCGATATTACAGAGTAAATGTTACTCATACAGCAACTGATACATTTGATAATGCATTATTTTCTAGACTCGCTAGTCTCCCAGTTACGGGCGGTCGTGATGCTGATATTAGAAAATCATGGGATACTACTGTAGCACTAACTTTAGGTTACGGTACAAAACTAGCTACTGTACAAGAAGTAGTAGATTTCCTACAAGGGTACGGATCTTACTTAACTGCTCAAGGTTTTATATTCGACGACTTTAATACTACATTAAAGTCTATTACCAACTGGGAAACTGCTGTAAAAGAATTTATGTTCTGGACGACACAAAACTGGGGCGCCGGCGCAGTATTGTCTTTAAGTCCCGCTGCTAATAGAATAACACTACAAACTAGTAAGAGTGTAGTAAATGATTTATTAGATCCATTCTTTGGTTATAAAATATTTAGAGTAGATGGTCAAAAATTAGATCCTGAATTTACTAATACCTATAGAAATGATGCTACGAGTCAATTTTCAATAACACCTAAAAGTACTACCCACGGAATATATGGTGCAGTATTTTATATGATACAGAAAGAACATGTATTGATTTTAGATAATCGAACATTGTTTAATGATGTAATTTATGATCTTGAACCTGGATACCGTCAAGAACGTATTAAAGTTATCGGCTATGTTAGTCAAAATTGGAACGGCGGATTTAATATTCCTGGATTTATTTTTGATCAAGCTAGAATAAATGATTGGTCTATGTGGACTGATTACAAGTTAGGTGATATTGTAAAATACAAAGAATTTTATTATTCTGCATTATCAACCCTTCCCGGAGTCCAAGAATTTAATGCTGCTGATTGGGCAATGCTTGATAGCAAGCCCACAGCAAAAATGGTTGCTAACTGGGATTATCGATCTGAGCAATTTACTGACTTCTATGATTTAGATACAGATAACTTTGATGCTGAGCAACAAAAATTTGCACAACACTTAATTGGTTATCAGAAGCGCCAGTACCTTGAAAATATTATCAAAGACGATGTAAGTCAATACAAATTTTATCAAGGAATGATCATTGAAAAAGGCACACAAAATGTGCTTAACAAATTGTTTGATGTACTCAGTGCTGACGGCATGGAAAGTTTAACATTTGATGAAGAATGGGCAGTTCGTGTTGGCGATTACGGTGCAGTTACTTCGTTTAATGAAACAGAATTTATTTTAGACGAATCACAATTTAAAATCAATCCACAACCTATAGAATTAGTATCGACTATTGATGCTACTGTTGTAGATTTTGTATATAGACAACGTCCTTCAGATGTCTATATTAAACCATTAGGATATAATAACAATATATGGACTGTAACTGGGACTAAACAATATCTACGTACTCCGGGATTTGTTAGATATGACGATGTAAATTTAAGCGTTGACGTATTAAGCGATGCCCTACAGAATGATATCAGCACTTTCGTCGAAGGCGACTATGTATGGTGTGCATTTGAAAATACGTTGAACAGTTTTAAAGAAAGATGGAATATCTACAGATTTACGCAAAGTGCATTTAACGTAACTAAGGCAGAATATTTTTATAACTCTACTAGTAAACTTGGAGAAATAGTTCTTACTTGCAATATAGTTCCTGATGTAGTTGCTGGAGATATAGTAGGACTTACTAATGTTCCTGTTCCAAAAGATGGTTTTTACACAGTATACTCAGTTGGTGTAGAACGTGTTGGTGGAACGCCAAGTGCTTCGACGCCTCGTAAGATTGTTATTCGTGCAGTAGCAACAGGTTGGGAGCCGTTACCTGAGCCTCCAGGTATAATATTATATCAATTCATTCCCTGTTTGTTTAGTACAGTTGATGATGTAAATGACAATTTGCCAACTAGTATTAAACCTAGCGAATTAGTGTGGACTAAAGATTCTGGTAATGGTACTTGGGGAGTTTACGAAAATAATAAAGTATACAATTCTTTTAATATTGATCTTGCTACTATTCCTGATCTTACTGGAATAAATTTTGGAAAGAAAGTTACACTATCACAAAACGGAACAACGGCTGTTGTAACAGATGCAGATCAGATAATTATCTTAGATAGAAAAAATACAATTTCAACGTATGATGTAGCTCCAACATACAATTGGATTCAGAATCAATCAATAGTATTAGATACGACAATTGCCGATATTGCAGGTCAAGAATTTGGCGTAGAAACTGTATTATCTGCAGACGGCATGTGGCTAGCAATCGCAGCCCCATCTGCAAGTAATGTTAATAGTAGCGGATATGATAATCAAGGTTATGTATCTCTATATTATAAAACACTAGGTATTGGGTATACATTTGTTAACTATATTACAAGTCAGGATGCAGCCGCCGCCGAACTATTTGGATCTAAACTAGCATTTGCTAAATTAGGTAATACTTATATACTAGCAGTGTCAGCTGCTGATACAGTTTATTTTTATCAAACTACTGCAAGTAGTCCGTGGGCAGACTATGTAGATCCTCTATCAATATCTAATGTTGAAAATATTACAATATCTGCAGACGGTAGCGTGTTTGCCGCAGCAGTGCCAACTGACGACGAAGTACAAGTATATACATTAATATCAACTAGCTACGTGTTGTCAAATACAATTACTAGCATTGCTGGTGAAAGTATTTCTTTATCACAATCGTCGCAGTATATTGCTGTTGGAAATAACAACGGCAATGTATACATATACGAAACTGATAATACCAGTACGCCATACCAAACAATTGCAAGCATAACAAAAGATAGCGGCGATCAATTTGGAACATATGTGCAATTTGCAAATAATGATTCTACATTAATAGTATTTGCTACTGGTGCTAGTCGTATAGACATTTATGATCTTTATGGTACTGAATTTTTATACGGGGAGAGCGTTAGCTCAACCACAGTTAGTTACGGAGCTTCTATTGCAGCCGGCAACAACACAATTATAGTTGGTGCACCTGATGCAGCAGCATCAGCAGGCGCAGTATTCTCTTACGTTAAGTATCCAGAACAACGTTCATGGACTTTGCGAGTTCAAGAGCAGCCAAGACCAAATATTTCTAATGTTAAAAAGGCATACTTGTATAATAAAATAACTAACAAGATTGTAACATATCTTGATGTAGTTGATCCTATACAAGGTAAAATTCCTGGCCCTGCTGAACAAGAAATTCGATACAAAACTTATTTTGACCCAGCAACTTATTCAACGGGCACTAGCGCAGTTAATGTTGATAGCGGGTTAAACTGGACAAAGAGTCAGGTGGGAATGTTGTGGTGGGACCTAACTCGTGCTAAGTTTTTAGATAACCAAGGCGGCGAAGTAGTTTACAGATCAACTACTTGGAATAAGTTATACAAAACCGCAAGCATTGATATCTATGAGTGGGTTGAAACCAAATACTTACCAAGTGAATGGGACAAGTTAGCCGATACTACTAAAGGCCTAGCAGCCGGCATCAGCGGTCAAAGCCGCTACGGAGATGCAATTTATAGTGTTAAAAACAAGTATGATACTGTGGGACAAAAATTAATTCCTACATATTATTTCTGGGTTAAGCATAAAAAAATAACTCCAAATGTTCCTGGTCGAACATTATCAGCTGAAAGTATTTCTAGTTTAATTTCTGACCCAATCGGATATGGTTATACTTGTGTTGCGCCTACTGGTACGAGTAGTTTTAGTTTGGTTAATTTTAATAACCTATTAGAAGGTAATGACATAGTTTTAAACTTCCAAACATGGTTAATTGACAATCATGATATTAACATGCACAGTCAATGGAAAATCATAAGCGAGTATGTCAATACTACTATACCTAAAAATATTGAAAACAAATGGATAGACAGTTTAATTGGTAAAGACAGCAATGATCGAGTTGTGCCTGACACTAATCTTCCGCTGAAGAATCGATACGGTATTGAATTTAGACCACGTCAGGGTATGTTTGTTAACAGGGTTGAGGCACTAAAGCAATATATTGAGCATGTAAATTCTATTTTAATGGACCATTTAATTGTCGATGATTTTGACATAAGTGATCTAATGCTGTCCGAGCCTGCACCATCAACAGTTTCGGGTCTATGGGATACTACAATCGACTTTGAAACTGAATTAAAATTTGTTGGAACATCAACATTAGTTGATGCAAAACTACGGGCCGTGACAGAAAACGGAGTCATAACAGACGTGCTTATAGATAATCCAGGATACGGTTATAAGAATCCTCCTATTATCAAAATTTCAAGCTCTGGTAGTGGAGCAGTACTAACACCAGTTTTAGATGCCGTTGGCAGGATTATTAATGTACACATAGAAAATGCAGGCCGCAATTATTTTGATGATACGATTTTAACAACAAGATCTTATTCTGTTCTAGTACTAAGTGATACTAATTCTTTTGACAAATGGAGCATTTATGCTTGGAACAGTAAAGATAAAGTTTGGGATAGAGCAAGAAGCCAATCATACGATGTAACAAAATTCTGGAACTACGCTGATTGGTATGCTACTGGCTACACACAATTTACAAAAATTGACTATCTTGTTGATAATACCTATTATCTTGTAACGTTGTCTGCAAACATCGGCAGTATAGTTAAGGTAAAAAATATTGGCACAGGCGGTTGGTTATTATTAGAGAAATACAATAATTTAACAACTATTGACTATACACAAAATTATAAAGTTGTAGGTAGACAAGACGGAACTATACAGTTTTCAAGCAGCATTTACACCTTTATTAATTCTTCAGTGGGATTTGATAACCAACTCTTTGATGCTTCTTTATATGATAATTTTGCCGCAGCAGAATTACGAATAATTATTAGTACAATCAAAGACAAAATCTTAGTTGATGACTTACGAGTAGATTATTTAAAATTATTCTTTGCAAGTTTGCGTTATGTTCTACACGAACAAATTTTTGTTGACTGGGCATTTAAAACTAGTTTTGTAAAAGCAACTCATAATGTTGGCGAGTTAAAAGAAAAAGTTACTTATAACAATGATAACTTATCTAACTTTGAAGATTATATCAATGAAGTAAAACCTTATAGAACAAAAATTAGAGAATATGTTAGCTCTTATAACAAGACAGACTATGCTAGACAATCAACAACTGATTTTGATTTAATTCCGTTAGTTAATGATAACTTAACTGTTACTCCTATGAGCGTAACAGTGCAGGCCGACGGCAGTATTGCAGCAGGGTCAAATAATATACTTTCATATCCGTGGAAACATTGGTATGATCATGTAGGGTTTACTGTTCAGTCTATAGAAATTTTTGACGGTGGCAGTGGTTATATTACTCAACCTATAGTTAAAATTGAAGGCGGCTTCGGATCAGGCGCCCAAGCAAAAGCATATATTTCAAATGGTAAAGTTAATCGTATTGATTTAATATCTGGCGGTACTGGCTATCTTAAAGCGCCGACAGTTATTATTGATGGTGGTCTTTCAGAGACAGGCACTGCTGCAACAGTAGTTGCTATTATCGAAAGCGAAGTTGTTAGAGCTAATAAAGTTGCTATTAAGTTTGATAGAATAACACGAGATTATTACACAAGCGGGGAACTTAATAAAGTTTCCGAAGACCTTTTAGGAACAGGCTCACGAGTCCAGTTTGCACTAAAGTGGAGTCCTAGAATAGAAATAGGATCTGTTTCTATAAAACTTTACCCAGCAGGAATAAATCCTGACACAGCGGGAGTTACCGGCATTGATATTTTACGAGGTGAATACAAACTATCAACTAAAAAATCTACCAGTAAAGGTTATACTAGCTATTCAGGATTGTTAACATTAGATACAGCTCCGGCTATAGGCGAAAAAATTAGAATTATTTACGAAAGAAACTTTGAACATTTATCAGCTGCTGATAGAATTAAGTTTTTCTACAAACCCACTGCTGGCATGTTGGGAGTTGATCTATCACAGTTAATGCACGGCATTGACTATGACGGAGTTCAATTACAAGGAATGGGCTTTGGAGCAACTGGCGGATGGGATGCCCTTCCGTGGTTTACTGACGAGTGGGACGGATTTGATCCCAAGTACGATGATAGAATTATTACAGTTAACACCGCAGGTGACTATGATCATACATTGGGGTATGTTCCTGCTGCAGGTGAAATTATTAATGTATATATTTCTAGATATACTCCAACCCCAACCTTTAATATTATCTCAGCAACTGAATCTGCATTAAGCGATAAATCTGTGTGGATTACTACATCTGCTCCTCACGGATTTACAGCCAACATGTTTGTTACTATAGCAGGAGTAACTGCTGGAAATTACAACGGTACATATCGAATTCGTCAGGTAATTTCTGAAAATGTATTTTCAATTAATTTAGATACAACAGTTGACTTGGGTTCTGCCGGAACTGTATTTGCGTATACGTATAGTGCTCCTATTAGACTCGACGATCCAAATTTTACCACATACCCGATGCTTGACAAACCAACTGTAGTAATGGCATCTATCATAGCCGATGGTATAACTGATTTAGTTACTATACCTGATGCACACTTAACTATTAATAATAAAGATAAAATTATACTCCGTAAGAGTACAAGCGATGGAAGTATCCTTCCTCAACCTAATGAATATGATACACAATTACAAGGCGGCGCATTTGATGGATCAACGCTGACTACAGCAACTGGATATGCTCCAGCTGATATTAATATTGACGGAGACGATTTTGTAACACCAACAACTAGTCATGCTCCTGAAGAAATCGTTCCAGGTCACATAACAGATGCAGTAGCTATTAAAGTATATCATAGACCAGCAGGCGGAGCTCCGAATATTCTGTTTAAGAATTACAAAGGCAACGGCACAACTACTGAATTTATTATAGGTCAATACTTTGCTACTGATCGTTCAGTAATTGTAAAAGTTGGTAATGAAATAATTGATCAGCTAGACTATACTATTGACTGGTCGTCAAATTTGATAAAATTTGATACTGCACCAATTACTGATTCAGTTGTTAGTGTAATTAGTATAGGATTTAACGGTGAAGATATATTAGACTTAGACTACTTTATAGCTGATGGCAGCACTACGGAATATGTAACTCGTGCTCCGTGGCTTGAAGGAGCATTAAATTCTACAGTCCTAGTTAATGGGGTAGTAGCCGATTATGAATTATTCAAAACTGATTCAACATACGATAGCCCTAACAGAGTAGCTATACGATTTGGCGAAGCAGTGGAAGAAAATACTCTCATCAATTACATGATAGATACTAGCACTTCTATACAAACTTCTAGTGTTGTAAAAAGTCAAATTATTACTACTAACGGAGTTGATACAAGTTATAACTTAGATAATTTAAATTCATCTTTGTTGCCAGGAAATAGATTACAACCTTACGAAACTAACATTATTGTACGAAAAGGGCAAGAGATACTTCGTCCGCCTACAGTTATGTACTTTTCAATGTTAGATAACAAATTATCTTATAGTATTCCTGCACATAAATTTGCAACATATACCATTAATGCTACAGATATTCAAGTATACTCTGATTCTAATAAGCTAACACCAGGTGTAGAATATATTGTTGATTTATTAGGAATCACAATAGAACTTGCGCAATCATCATATGTAGAAAATGCTAAACTAGCAGTAGTGGTTAATCTAGATTCGGATTATTCAGTGACTAATAATGGAACTATAGAGTTTGCTACGGTGTATCCAGATAACACTGATATAGAAATAATTACATTCTATAATCATATGTTACTAGATATTGATAGAACTACAGATGTATTTGTTCCATCTACTATATTAACTCCTGGTACAACTGACTATTATGAATTTACTAATAAATTAGGTGGACAATTTAGTCTACGCCGCCCGGCAGTGTCAGATGATTTTGTTTGGGTTATTAAAAATGGAACATTATTGACTCATAGCGTTGACTATGTGGTAGAAGATGATCGAGTAACTGTTAAATTAAAGGACTGGTTAGTTAATACTGATGTAGTTCAAGTAATGTTGTTCTCTGATGAGACAATAACTACTAGCTTTGGATTTATGCAGTTTAAAGATATGCTAAATCGTGTACATTATAAACGTTTACGTGAAGATAAAGCTTCTACATTAGCCGTTGATTTAATTCAATCTGATATTGAGATTACGGTAACAGATGGCGCAGTATTTTCTTTACCTAACCCAGCTCTTAACTTACCGGGAATTATTGAAATTAACGGAGAGCGTATCGAATATTTTACTAAAATAGGTAATGTATTAGGTCAGTTACGCCGAGGAACATTAGGTACAGGTACTCCAGTAGTTCATGCAGCTGGAGAATCTGTGCAAGATATTGGACCAACTGAAACTATTCCGTACACTGACACAATTATTGTTAATACATTTGTCAGCGACGGAGTGACTACAAACTTAGGTAACTTAGCGTACACACCTACTGATGTAAATGAAGTTGACGTATTTGTCAACGGATACAGGTTGAAAAAAGCAGAGTACAATCTGTTTGTAGAATCAAACAATTATCCTAATAGTCCTTATCCGTACAGTCCAGAGGGTGATAGTACATTCCCTGCAGAATTTTCTGTAGATGGAACTACTAACGGAATCACACTGACAACTGCTGCCGCTGAGAAAACAAAGGTAGTTATTGTTAAGAAAGAGTTGAAATTATGGGAAGATGAAGGCAAGAGTTTGGCAAATTCTAACAATAAGATTGCTAATTTTTTGAAAGAAAACGCAACTGTTTGGCCACGATAAATAATAAACAATGAGAGATCAATATGCAAGGTAAAGACTTATCAGGAATTCATATAGAAGGTCATATTAAAATATATGACCCTAAAACCCAAGAGGTTTTCATTAATAAACGTAATGCTATACACTACGAAAATATGAGCGTTGCGTTGGCAGAAAGTATTGCCAACGCCGGGCAAGGATTTATCTATGAAATTGCGTTTGGCAACGGTGGTACAACTGTAGATCCTACAGGTATTATCACCTACTTAACGCCAAACTCAACCGGCACCAGCGCCACATTGTACAGTGAAACCTACAGTAAAGTTATAGATGATAGATCAGTAACTAACTTAGATCCTGTGCGTAACAAAATTGAAACACGTCACGTAACTGGTACTAACTATACTGACGTTTTTGTTACTTGTTTGCTAGATTATGGCGAGCCACAAGGCCAAGATGCATTTGACAATACTACTAACAACAATGCAGACTTTGTTTTTGATGAGTTAGGACTACGATCATACAGTACTAGCGGCACCGGCAAGTTGTTAACACATGTCATTTTTCACCCAGTACAGAAAAGTTTAAACCGTTTAATTCAAGTTGATTATACTGTACGTATCCAGAGTTTAACTGGATTAAGTGAGGTTGCATAATGTCATATAATATTGATCACCAAGATTCAGTAAATTACCCTCCACTAGTAGTTGACGACCAGCAACTCAATCAGACAACAAATTTAACATTTGTAGGAAAGAATTACACTGGATATTCGCAATTTATTGCAGAAAACTTTTTACATCTACTGGAAAATTTTGCCAGGGCTACACCACCAGGAAGCCAGCCTACAGACACTGGCTCCCCAATTCCTGGACAGTTATGGTATAATACTGGACGTACATCTAACCCGGCGCAGCCGCAATTATTAGTATGTGACGAATCTTTAAATTGGGTACCTGCAGGTAATGTTCACAGAGGAACTAGTCGACCAACTAATTCAACACTTGGCGATTTATGGGTAGATACTTCAAACCAACAATTATCTTTATGGTCAGGATCTCAATGGATCCTTGTAGGCCCACAGTTTAGTGCAGGCGCACAAACAGGGCCATATGTTGGAGATCCAATACCCGATACAACAGCTCCAATCGCTATTAATCATAATGTAATTAAATTAGTTGTAGCTGATGAAATTGTTGCAATTATCAGCAAGGATGCATTTACTCCTAAAGTAACAATTGACGGGTTTGCAACAATCAAGCAAGGTATTAATATTTCCACCAAAGACTTTGACGGCAACGGTACTGCTCTTAACAAACTATGGGGAACTGCAGAAACTGCATCTAATTTATTAGTAGGAAATACAGCAGTTGCTTCAACAAACTTTTTAAGAAGTGATATTGCCAGTGTTACTAACTACGGATTAGGAATTAGAAACAATTTGGGTATCACAGTAGGTTCAGATTTAGCAACATCATTAACAGCTAGTCAAGTAGGGGAATCAGTTTTATATAATAAGATTGACGGCTCTAGTATTTTTATTAGAATTAAACAAAGTGGCGTTGATAAAGATGTTATCACGGTTACTGGACCACGTGTTGGAGTTAATAAAACTAATCCTGCGCAAGCATTAGATGTAACAGGATCAATTGCAGCCAGTGACAGTATATTAATTACTGGAACTACTAATGCAACTAATTTAATTACTGGTAGTTTACAAACAGCAGGCGGAGCAGCCGTTACAAAAAATTTACAAGTTGGACAAAATTTAACTGTAGTAGGCACTGCGGCAACCGGTGCATTAACGGTAACAGGAGCAATTGCTGCATCAGGAGCAATAACAGCACCTACAATTAATGCAACTACATTTAACGGAACATTTGTTGGCCAATTATCTGGTTCAGTTACTGGTACTGCAACAAGACTAACTAGTCCTACAGTATTTCAGTTACAGGGAGATATAACTAGCAATCCAATTAGCTTTACAGGCGCCCAAGTAGGTGGCGTTGCAACATTTACTACAGTTATCTCTTCAGACTTTATCAATACTAAAACTGCGGTTCTTGATTCAAATAGTTCCGACGAATTAATTATTAATAGAATTGGTACAGGGTTAAGAAAAACTAATAAACAAACTTTTTTAGCAAATGTTGCAACAATACCAGCAGGTACTATTCTTCCTTTTGCAGGAACAACTGTTCCTAACGGTTATTTGTTATGTGATGGTAGCGAACAACTAATTTCTTCATATCCTGAATTATTTGCTGTAATCGGCTATACATACAAACCACTAGTGGATATACTAGGAGTATCAACGTTTGGCATTCCTGATCTTAGAGGTAGATTTCCTCTAGGAAAAGACAGTATGAACAATGGTACTATTGTCCCACTGCTACCAACTGGTGAAACGTCAAATACAACAATTGCTCCAGCAGCAGATAGAGTAACTGCTGTAACTGCAGATACTGTTGGTATGTATAACGGTGCTGAAGATAAGACATTAACAGTGAACAATCTTCCAGAACACAGACATAATCTACAAGGAAATGCTGGCGGTCAATACTATGCATTTAGAAATGCACCTGGCGCCCCTGACGATACTGATGCAACAAGCGGTCTGGGAGCTACAGCTACTAATGCTGGCCAGTACTTAACTAACAGTGGCCCAATTGACGCTACCGGCGCACAATCAGTTCCATTTAATACAATGAATCCGTACTTGACAATTAACTACATCATCTTTACTGGTAGGATTATATAATGACTTATAAGATTAATAAAACAGATGGGTCGCTAATTGCTGAAGTTATCGACAGTGCAATAGATCAAACAACTACAGATATTACACTCATTGGTAAGAATGTATCAGGTTACGGTGAGTTTATCAATGAAAACTTTGTAAAGATTCTTGAAAACTTTGCAAATACAAGCCAACCTAATAACCCATTACCGGGTCAAATCTGGTTTGACACTAGTGAGAATAGATTAAAAGTATATGACGGCCTTGGATTTAAAAACGGCAGTGGCCCCATAGTATCAACAATCCCCCCAACTACAGCAATCCAGGGAGATTTTTGGATTGACAGCGCAGAAAATCAACTGTATTTTTATACTGGCACTAACAAATACCCTGCTAGTAAAATTTGGAAAGACAGTCAGAAGAAATCAGGATTTGAAGTTGACACTATATATGATACTAACAATGCTCCTAGAGTAATTGTTAAACTATATGTTGGGCAAGCATTACTTGGTATATTCAGTAAAGATCCCGTAGCGTTTACTCCTCGTGAGGATAGTACTGGCCTCGGAGGATTTACTGGCGAAATTGGCCCAGGATTTAATCAAAGCACATTGGCAGGTATGAAATTTCGTGTTACTGCTACTAACGCTGATGCATTGATGGGTAAAACACCCGCAAACTTTGTATCAACGCTGGGTAATTCAACAATTGCCTCAGATCCAACTAATGATAACGCTGGCACATTATCAATTTTAAATAGCACTCCGCTGATACTAGGGGCAGGATCTCAAACAGAGATTAGGGTAGATAATAGTTCATTTCAAATAGTGTGTGCTGCTACTTTCCAAGATTTTTTACTTAAAGTTAAGAATTCTGGAGGCCTTGTAGATGCAATCTACGTAGACAGTCAAGACAGTAAAGTTGGTATTTTTAACACTTCCCCAGAGTATACCCTAGATGTAACGGGCGGATTTAGAGCATCTACACAACTTCAGCTTCCAAAATATACAACTTTTGACCGTGATGAAAGAGTTATGACTAGCGAAAACAATGGTGAGTTAATTTATAACACAACAACAGATAAAATTCAAGCATACGCAGCAGGCACATGGGTAGATCTAAATTGAATTTTAAACTAAATACTAATAGTTAAGGGGTAGAACGAATGTCGTACAGCATTGATAGATATAATGGAACAACAGTTGCCGTCGTTGAAGACGGTACCATCGATAATACGCTTGATATTAAACTTATCGGCAAAAACTATGCTGGTTATGGTGAAGTTCAAAACGAAAATTTTGTACATTTACTAGAAAATTTCGCCGGCCCATCTTTCCCAGCAAGACCTATTACTGGACAACTTTACTATAATAATTTAACTAAGAAATTGCAGTATTATACAGCTACAGGTGCCACTGGGTGGAAAACCACAGGTGGTGCTGAGACTGGAGATACTCCTCCAACAAGCCCTACAGTAGGTGACTTTTGGTGGAATACTGCCAACGATCAGCTGTTTTCATGGAGCGGAACAGAATTTATTCTAGTTGGTCCTCAAGGAGTTTCAGGTAGCGGGACTACTCAAATGAAATCTCGTAGTGTTAAAGCTACAGTGGGCACAGGTGGTGCATATGTTCCAATTATCCAAGCTATTGTTGACGACTCTACATTATACATTATTTCTAAAACTTCGTTTGTAATTGATGATGCTATTCCTGGAAATAGTATTGCAGGTTTTGGAATTATTAAAGCTGGTATTACATTAAAAGATACTAACAATGCAGAAGGTGTAACCACTTCAGCAACTGAAGTTTTCCATGGAACTGCTACTAATGCATTGGCACTTGGCGGTGTTACTGCTAACGATTTTCTTGCTATTTTAAATTACGATTTTACACCAGCAGCTGATCCTGTATTATTTAATGGTGACGGATTTACCGTTGGTGGCACAAGTGGTGCCGGCGTTAATACTCTAACAGTTAATATTACTTCGAGTAATCCAGTATTTAAATCAGCAACTTCATTGATGTCTTTCCAGACAACATCAGGATCGGTTAAGACTCCGCTAACGTTGTCTGCTAATAATATTTTGCCAGGTGCAGATAGTGTATCTAATATTGGTTCTGCTAGTTTTAAATATGCAACAGTGTATGCAACATCTTTTAACGGCCCAGCAACTCAAGCAGATTCTCTTCAAGTTGCCGGAGGAAGTTATTATACAGCCCAAACTACAGCAGGAGTTAACACAATTGCTGCTCGAGACAATTCTGGAAACTTAACAGCTAATGTGTTTAATGGTACAGCTACCGCAGCTCGTTATGCTGACTTGGCAGAAAAATACTTAGCTGATGCTGAATATGAAGTTGGTACAGTTGTAATGATAGGCGGCGAAACAGAAGTTACCGCAGCACAAGTTGGATTCCGTGCAATTGGTGCAGTATCTGCTAATCCTGCACATTTAATGAATAGCGAATTAGAAGGCGGCACAGCAGTTGCATTAAAAGGCCGAGTCCCAGTTAAAGTAACAGGATCAGTTATTAAAGGTCAACGTTTAGTTGCTGGCCCAAACGGCACTGCTCAAGCAGCCATGGGAAATACTGCAGATGTGTTTGCAATTGCATTAGAAAGCAGTGACGACACTGGTATTAAACTAGTCGAAGCACTAGTATTATAAGGATAAAACATGTCAGCAGGGCAAGGTCAAATAATTGAAAAAGCTGATTACGATACTATTAAAGCTAAAGTTGATTTAGTTTTAGGTACAGGATCAGGTCAGACAGGATACGGACAAACTATTACTTCGCCAGCAGTTACTGCCGGTGCTGTAATATACGCCCAACAATGGCTTTATTTAAGAGATGATATGGTAAAGTGTCGCCAACACCAAACTGGTGCATCTGTAGGTACAGGTAGTGCAACAGATGGAGCAAACTTATTAGTACCATCAAGCGGAGCTTCAATTACAGAAGCATTACGTAATCAATTTAATCTATTTTCAAATACAATCACCTCAGATAAATTCTCAATTGGTGCTGGACAATATTCTGGTGAGGGATTGATTACTGGAACTTATTCTTCAGCATGGAACGGTACATTAACACATACAGTTACAGTTTCAAGTACCGCTGATAACATGCGATATTTTTTCAATGCTGGCGGCAAGATTCGTGTATCTGCTAACCGTTCTGGCGGCTCATCAAGTCAGAAAAATACAACATGGGACACTATGTTTAGTCAGATGGGCGAATTCCAGATGGATTATACCCAGACAACATTTACTGGTGCAGCAACGGGTTCTGCAATAGGTTGGTTTGATCTTACTACATCAAATCAGCTAGTTGGACAAAAAAGTGCTCCGTCAGGTTCTTATGCAGAAAATAGATACTACATCTATGCTCGTCGAGATGCAGGATCAACTCAGTTGATTTTAACAATCCAGTTTCAAGACAACGACGTTGGCGATCCAAACTTTGATGAAAATGTTGACGGTACATTAAACAGTGTTATCAGTCAATACCGTCCGTCCGGTGCAAACGTATCAGTAACAGCACCTACTGCTAGTCAGTCAATATCGTAACTCCAAACTTCTTGACAAGCTAATTACTATACTGTATAGTAAAAGCTCTGGAGGTTACTGTGGACGAACGATTAGAAAAAGCATTTCAAACAGCCAATTATATGACCACGTTGAGCAATCAACGTAAGGTTATTTTTGAAGAATTTCAACAAAGTCTTATCTATTATTTTCAAGGTGCAAGTTTCACAATTGATAGAAACTTAATTACCTTTATTGGCACACTTGTTACTCGTGAAACTACAGTAGCCGTAGTACTTGACGATAATAACATTCCCGTAGAAATCCCCGATTTAAAATTATTTTTAGACGAGATTATTTCTATCTACTTTAGTGCAACCAACGACTATTTGGTAAAGTACAATCAAATTAAAACCAAACGCCGTGTTGGCGATTTAATGGCCCTATGACACGTGGCGTATTAATATTTGCGCAAAATAATGCAGAGATTGACTATGCAAAGATATCTTTGTTTGCCGCCAAACGAGTAAAAGAATATCTAGGAGTACCTGTTAGTCTAGTTACAGATAGCGCAAGCTGGCTTAAACAAAGTCAGCCAGATGCCGAACAAGTGTTTGATCAAATCATAGAAATATGGACAGAAACACATCAGACTAAAAAATTCTATGACGGATCGCTGGCTGTAAAAACGTTAACATGGAAAAACTTATCACGTGTTGATTGTTGTTTTTTGTCTCCCTATGATGAGACGCTAGTTATTGACAGTGATTTTATTATTAGCAGTCCTACATTAAAAAATATATGGGATAATCAAAACGATTTCTTAATATATAAAGACAGTTTTGATCTAGCTAACTGGCGTGATGACCGTAGTTTTAGATATTTAAATCAACACTCCATTCCATTTTATTGGGCCACTGCATTTTATTTTAAAAAGACCGCAGCTACGTGGGCGTTCTTTGATCTAATTAAAAACATTAAATTAAATTGGAACTACTATAGATTATTATATAATATAGACTCTACAGTATTTAGAAATGACTTTGCGTTCAGCATTGCTATACACATGATGGGCAAAGATTTTGCAACTCCCCTGCCCGGAAAGATGAACTACATTTTAGATAGAGATATTTTGTTAGATATAGACAATTCTAAATTAACATTTTTAGTTGAAAGGAAAAATTTTAACGGAGAATACACAGCAGTTAAGACCAGCAATCTAGATGTACATGTTATGAACAAATATAGTCTTACTCGTTGTATTGACGGAGTAGTAAATGAGTAAAGGATTTTTAGTACTTGCTCAGAATAGTGATGTTGACTATGTACGTCAAGCATATGCACTAGCGTTAAGTATTAAAGCGACTCAGCCTACTATTAATAATGTTAGCATTATTACTAATGATACGTTGCCAGCAGGATTTTCTAAAGCATTTGACAAAGTTATTCCAATATACTTTGGAGACTCGGCTGCAAACAGCGCATGGAAAGTAGAAAACAGATGGAAACTTTACAGATCAAGTCCATACGATGAAACTATTGTATTAGATGCAGATATGCTAGTATTAGATAATATAGAACATGTTTGGAAATTTGCCAGCGAACGAGATTTGTTTTTTACTTCATCAGTTACGGATTATAAATCTCGTACTGTTGTTGACGACACATATAGAAAAATGTTTGTGGCTAACGATTTACCAAACTTATATTCTGGAATGTGCTATTTTAAAAAATCTCAACTTGCGGAAGACTTTTTTAAATTATTAGAATTTATTACTAATAATTGGAGTAGAGTTTTTCGTGAAGTTGCTCCTAAGAACATGCAGAACTTTTATAGTTTTGATGTATCTGTTGCTATTGCTACTAAGTTAATGGGCATCGATGACATTATTACAAATAAAAATAGTCCGTTTACCTTTACACACCTAAAGCCAGCATTACAAGGTTGGGATCCGATCCCACAATCTTGTCTAAGCCAACTATTGATAAATTTTACAGACTCTAGAGAATTATATCTAAATAATTTTAGACAACGAGGAGTATTTCATTATGTAGAGGATGCATTCCTTACTGATGAAATCATTAAGAAATTAAATGTATAATCCAGAAGAAGACGTTATACCCTACGAGCTAATAGCTAAGTCGTTAGCATTGAGTACTGTAGTACCACCTTATCGAGTGTACTTTGATAAAGATACCGGAGATATTTTAAGTGTTACAAATGAAGCTAGCACTCAGTATGACTACTTTGTAGAATTCGAGTTTGATATTGTTAAAGACTTTTTAAATGGCGTTAGCCAATTTAAAGATTTTCAAGTTACTTTTATTGATCAAAATACACCAAGAATTGTTTCTAAGTACGAAGATGATATCACGGCAGTATTTTTAACTCAAGCACCGTTAGTAACAAACTGGGACAGTATGTTTACTATTGAAAATTATCCTACATTTAAAAAATGGGGATTTCAAATACGTAACGATCAGCGAGAAATATTAAAGAAATATAACCTTAATACTACACTTGAGATTTATGTAATCGACAAACGTAACATGAATTTTATCTATAGAACTATTAAAGTTTCAATAAATGAATTGATTAAAAAAGATAGAGAAATTGTTTATTACCATTCTGACAAAGAAGGTGATATTGATAATACAGTGGTGTATGTTAAACAATTCTTCTCATCAGTTGGACATTATATAATACCATGACACAAACAGTTAAAATTTTAGATTACGATATTATCTATCTCAGCTACGATGAACCGAACGCTGAAAAAAATTATGCAGATCTGTTAAAAAAAGTGCCTTGGGCAAAACGTGTACACGGAGTTAAAGGTAGTGATGAAGCACATAAAGCCTGCGCTCGATTAAGTGATACTGATCGATTTGTTACAGTAGATGGTGATAATACAGTACGTGAAGATTTTCTAAATCAAGAAATTGATTTTGATGCACACAAAGACTTGTCTAAGTGTGTTATTAGCTGGGCAGGTTATAATGTAGTCAACGGACTTATGTACGGAAATGGCGGATTAAAACTTTGGCCTAAGCAGTATGTATTAGACATGAAAACGCATGAAAACGCACCTGCTGATGATCCTAATGCTCAAGTAGATTTTTGTTGGGATGCTGAGTACATTCAAATGAATAGTTGTTTTAGTGATGTGTATAATAATGCTAGTCCATTTCAAGCATGGCGTGCAGGCTTCCGTGAAGGTGTAAAGATGTCACTTGAGCGCGGTGTTAAGACTGCTAATAAAGAATTTAAAAAAGAAATACACTGGAAAAATTTAGATCGTCTGCGTGTGTGGCTCAATGTTGGCGCTGACTCAACAAACGGTCTGTGGGCAATACTTGGTGCTCGTCACGGATGTTATATGACCAACTGTACTGACTGGGACTATGTACAGGTTAGAGACTTTGATTATTTGACCAAGTTGTGGCACAGTGATGTCGAGCATATAACTCTTGAAGACTCTATCAAGACCTATGGCAATAGTTTAAAAAACGCACTCGATCTTGAGATAGCAGAATTAGATGCTGATGCTAGTAAATTTTTTAAATCAGTATATCTTAACCAGTATCGTAAGGGTAGTGGATTTTTGGATAAAGAATAATGTACGATATAGTGTTTTACAATAGAGGTGAATTAGAAAAATCTCAAGAAGAACTTCTAAAGGATAAATTTCCTTATGCAAGGTTTGTACAGTATTCACGGTCAGTAGCGTATACTGCAACTTTAGCCATTAAACAAACTAACACAAAATTTTTCTGGTTAATAGATTCGAGCTATGAATTTTTAGATTCTATGATCAATTTTGAACCTAAAAAATGGGATGACGAATATGTCCATGTGTTTAAATTGTTTCAGGAGTATGCTAATAAATTCCAATGTTATCTAGTTCCCCGAGAATTTAAAACAGATTACTATCAAGAATTTTTTGTTAATTTAAAATACATAAATGATTTTGTTATTAAAGCAGATACGCTATATGATATTTTCTTTTTAACTTATAAAGAACCTAACAGTTGGGAAAATTGGATTACACTATCTTCTAGATTTCCCCAAGCTCAACGTATTGCCGGTCAGAAAAATATATATAAGAGTCATAAAGACGCTGCAAAGAAATCTACTAGTGATTATTTTTGGATAGTAGATGCAGACAATGAAGTGTTGGACACGTTTGATTTTGATTATTATGTAGAAGATTACGATTTTGATCTAGTACATATTTGGCATAGCCGCAACGAAATAAACGATTTAGAGTATGGTAATGGTGCTATTAAACTATTACCTAAAATGCTATTTGATGTAACAAAAGACGGAGTTGATATTACTACAAGTCTTAGTAATAAACTTAAAATTATACCAAAAGTTGCAAGTGTTAATCGATTTGCATCTAGTCCGTGGAATGCTTGGCGCAGCGGATTTAGAGAAGCAGCTAAATTATCTAGTGGGCTGGTTGCACGAAGCAATCAAGATGAAACCTCTAAACGATTACATGCATGGACTACAAAAGGTCTTGATAGGAAGTTTGGTGAATATGTAATACCCGGTGCAAATGCCGGTATGAAATATGGAACGGAAAATAAAAACAACCAGGAAGCATTAAGTAAGATTAATGACTGGACCTGGTTGTATGAGCAGTTTAAACTTAACGTTAAGTTGCCAATGCGTCCTGAGTAACTAGATCAGTAGCCATTGGAAAGATGGCAGCAATTGCTTTTGCACAGGCAACGGCTATTTCCTGGTGCTCTTTCTGAGTACCGTTAGCACTACGTAATTCAATAAAGTGAATCCAACTACGCAGTGTGCCATTCATGTATAAACGACTTTCTGTAAGACCTTCTGGTAATACAGCACGGGCTTGTTCTTTAGCAATGCCATTTTCAATAGCCCATCCATAGGCTTCTTTAGCAGCACCAATTACTGCCTGTTGAATTAGTTCCCATTCTGCCTGGAGTTGTTCATCTTCGGTAGCAACACTGTTTTGTCTATTTTTAGGATCCTGCAATCTTGCTTCACGAGTTACAAAATCAAGATCCTTTGTAGGATCAGCATAACGTTGGCTAAATTCTTGGAAACTAAAACTACGGTGACGTAAAATTTGACGAGCAATGTCACGGGTAGTTGTAATTTCAATACAAGCACTTACCATTTCAAGTGGTGACCAATGTTGGTGCTTGACCAAATATTTGATGAGTTTTTCGCTTGTTTCTGTATTGAGTTGATTGGCAGGATTGCTAACACGGGCACAGTATGCAATTAGTTCTTGTGCGTTATCAACACCTAACTCTGCAAATTCTTGTGTGGGTTGACTATAGCTAATCAATTTAACATTCATTTTAATTTTCTTTTCTTTAAAAATTTATTTGTATTCTTAATCATGTCTTTTTTAACTCTTTCAGTATCGAGTTTAAAATCTACATTTTCTATTTCACTTTCGTATGAAGCAAGCATCTCTTTAAGATTTGTTTCAAACGAATCCCAGTCGGATTGCGCCTGCTGGCTGGCTATTTTAATTTCCCAAACTTTTTTATTTTTAAATGTAACTGTAACTGAGTCGAGATATTTAAGAGGTACTACGTTTAGGGTAATCTCTCCAAATACCTCGGGCCAATGTTCGACTACATCTTTAGGAAATGGTTTTCCGTTAGTCACTCGTCAATAGCGGCTTTTTTCTTAGTGGGTACTAATTCTTCAGCCATACGGCGAAGTTGAGCAGCTTCCTTACTTAGTCGGTCCGCATCACTGCGATATTTTTTAGCTAACACATCGTCAGTTATGATACCATCTTCATTTACACTAGCTGATGTAGTTCTACCTGCATCATACTGATCCATTAATGGATCAGTATTGCCTGTAGTAGGACTAATGTCTTTTACTTTTGCTAGTTCTTGCACTTCAACATTTTCTTTAGCAGATGGACGAATAGCAAGATCTTGTACACTAACGCCTGCTTGCTGTGCAATTATTTGATTTAATTCTGATAGTAAAATAACAGCCTGGGTATTAGGCACCATCTCAATTTGATCAGTAGGAAACTTATATAACAATCCCCTTGCATGTAGACTAGGCAACATGGTACTGCCGTCTCCAAAAACTGCCCTAGCTAAAACTTCACTAAACTCGTTCGCTGATTGGGCAGCGTTTGACTCAACTAAATTAATAAGAGAGTCATGTTGACTTGCATCAAGGCTTTCTGTTTGAATAATCAGGCAGCTAAATGCATCTCCGGGTAGTGTTCTAAACACTACTAGGCATCTGCGTCCTGTTGACTTAATACGACCTACATGTTTTAAGGTTTGCATATTAAACTCCTGGTTTCGCTGTTTTTGCTACAGTGTCTAAGAATGCCGATAATTTGTTATAAGTTTGACCAACAGCTACCATTTCATTAGGTTTAAATGCTCCTCGTGAACTAGCAATATCAATGATAGTTCGCATTGCATTTAAATCATTAATTGTTAAATCATTCGATTCTTGAGTTGCAGCGGCTTCGGCTGGTTGTTCTACTTTTGTTTCTTCAGTCATAGTGACCTCCTTGTATAAATTATATATGCTTATTAATTAGCAGTTAGCTTAAATGTGGGCAGGCAAGTTTGAAAAAGCTAAGTTCTTTTTCTTGCTCAAATCCAATTTTAGTAACAAAGACTATTGTATTGTCTATTAGATCTACTGCTTGACCTACGTAGTAGCGACTGTTAAGATTTTGATAAATCCACGTATCTATTGTTTTATGATATGTAGGAGTATATTTTTCTAATAGGGTGTAATGAAAATGTTTTGCTGGAAATGTTACTTTTCTTAAATCCAATGCATTAAGCGCATTAGGTTTACCGTTTTTTAATGCCATTATTTGTAACCAATTGTCATGTGTCTAGTGTAGGGTGCATCTTTAAAATCAAAATGTAGTGAGCCACTATACAGTTCTTTAAGCGGCCAGAGAGATTTAAAATGTTCTAAACTTTCTGGACGTTGTACGTGATCATCGATGATTAGATCATTACCTTGAAATAAACATAGGGTACCAGCAGGAATACGATTATACCATTCCCTACTGATAAAATGTTCTGTTGATGTATTAACAACTAAATTCACATTATCGTCGTATGTAGCGTTATTTGCGTCTCTAGGAAATGATCTAAATTGCCAGTCTTTAATTTCCCAAGTGTTATTGATAAGATTTGCATCCATGCACACCCCCGGGTCAATATCGTACGACCTACAATATTCAACATTAACACGTTCTCTAGATTGCAAAATAAAATGCAGTAGGGCATACCACCCACCTAGGATAGCAATACGAAGTGGCTCAATTTTTAGGTGAGCCACTACTGTTTCTAATTCACGTGCCGCCCAAATCTTACTTTCAATTTGACCGGCACTGAATGCGTCAGGATCAAGTTTTATCACTAGACTCATAGTATGCGTGAGCACCAAAAGGTGGAACAATAGTATTATTGCCATGGATGATGAATACAGTATCGCAGTAATTCTCATCGCCCCATGAGCCCCAAGGATAGCCATCTGTGAACATGATAAACTTCTTAGGTTGAATATCATTAGCTTTCATGTAATCCCAGTTAACATCAAACTCGGTACCGCCCCCGCCCTTGACTTCGTATTCCATAATGTCTTCACCGTACCCGTCAAAATCTGCTTCATTGTAGACTTTAGTATCAAAGCACCACAATTTAATTTTGTAGTCTTTGTATTCTTCCATAATGCCTTTGATCTCGCTAATAAAGTCCTTAGCTTGATCATCACCAATTGAACCGCTCATGTCAATACCAATACAGATATCGATTGTCTCAGCATAGTTAGTGCCTGGCAAAATTGCACTCATGTGCCATGCCTTGCGGTTAGGACGCATGAAAGTATAATCGTTCTTAATAGTGCTTTGAATTTGCTGACGCAAAATTTCACGCCAATTCATCTTAGGTTCAGTAAGCTCTTTGATCATACGACCAATCTCTGCAGGCACATTTCCCGCACCCGCTGCCTGCGCCGCTGTCATCATAGCTTCTTTGATCTCATCACGGATTTGCTTGAGTTCTTCTTTTGAGTAAGCAGGGCGACCTTTGCCTTCCTTCTCCCAATCAATGTGTTCGTCAAGCAATTGACCAAGAGCTTCGAGTTCTTGATCGTCCATAGTGTCATAGATCTCATCATAGATCTGTTCTGAACTTTTGCCGTAGTGAGCAGTGTCGTGGAAGATTTTAATCTTTGGAGGAGACTCGCCGATACGATCACGGACTAACGTACCGTTAACTGAGTAGTCAGCGGCAATATTCCATATCTTACGATCACGTCCTTCTACACGGAGCATATGCTCAAAAACGTTATGCAGGATTTCGTGTGCAACAACAAACTCAACCTGCTTGGTAGTCAAGTCTGCAAAAAAGTCTCGATTGTAATACAAGTGACGTCCGTCTGTGGCGGCAGTAGCACACCATTCTGTAGCATCTTCAATTTTAAGACGAGTAGCCATGTTGCCAAAGAACGGATGGCGCAACAGCAATCCAACTCGTGCAACAACAATTTTGTCAACAATTGGGTCTAAATAACTTGTCATTTCTGCTCCTAAATATTTACTGTATGTATATATTATAACAGGAGCCGAAGCTCCTGTCAACTGGCGCTAGCTCAAATTAGCGTGAATGCTTTTCTGTAGCCGCCGCAATGTACTTACCATATTTGGTATGGAAGTCATCAAAGCAGGTGATCTCATCTGGATCCAATGGCAATTGATATTGCGTCAGTGCAAGTTTAGTACCCATAACAACCAATTCAGTTTCAAAATTATCCATCATGAACTGAAAGAAGTAATTAACTTTATCGTTGAACTTCTTGTCGCCTTTGTCGCTAGCATCTTTCAATTCATAGCACAATGACACAGTCAAAGAGTACATAGCACTGATTTCTTTAGTGTCCATTTTCTTAACTTTGCCTGCCAAAATATCTGTAGGATCTGGCAACTTTGAGCTAATCTTACGATGAGCCATAAACTTAACTGCCAAGCCCTCACCAACTGCACCCGAGATCAAATCAGTTAATGTGTCAGTATCTTCTTCGTCATCAAACAACAATTCGGATACAAAGGTCCAGCTACGTGGAGTAGCAAAGGCACGTGATGCACTCTTAGGATCAAAGTCGTACAGGTCTTTCTTGCTAAAGGTCAAAAAGCCAACAACGTCACGGTGGATACGATTTTCTGTAGCCCACCCAAAGTAGTCGTCCCAGTCAACTTTCATTTCCAAGTGAACAAAACGGTTTGCCAACGGAGCAGGCATACGGAATGTAACACCCTTGTCAGTTTCACGATTACCAGCGGCAACAATCAAAACATTGTCGGGCAAACGATAAGTACCAACTTTACGGTTTAACACCAATTGATAAGCCGCTGCCTGTACAGCAGGTGCCGCACTGTTCATTTCATCCAAGAACAAGATAATTTTCTTGTACTTAGCTGCCATAGTTTCATCGGGCAATTCAGTAGGAGGAGCCCATTCCATTTTGTTAGTAGTGCTATTGAAGAATGGAATACCTTTAATATCTGTAGGATCCCACAAGCTCAAACGGATGTCAATGACGTGAGCTTCGAGCTCTTCGCCCATCTGCTTAACGATATCGGACTTACCAATTCCTGGAGGACCCCACAGGAACAACGGACGATTGGCTTTAAAAGCACGACGAAGGGATTTCTTAGCGGCTTTAGGGCCAACTGTACGTGAAAGGATCTCGCTCATAAATACTCCTGGGTTAAAAAAGCGTTGAAGTTTAACTGTCTATGTATCTATTATACTGCCTAACAGCTACCTCGTCAACTGATTTTTTAGGAATTTTCGTCCGTTTGGCTATCTTTGTTTTGGGCGTTCATTGCTTTTACTAGACCATATTTTCGAATATCGTCCGAAAACATGTACAGCTCAAAAGATTTTTTTTCGGAAAATACAGTAATACTTTGGTTTGTGAGAAAATATGGGCCGTCCATTGATCTATCAAAAAATATAATAGTTTGGGGGCTTAGTTCGATTGGTTCTGTAAACGGAATCTCGTAATTTTTCAAACCCAATTCTTCAGTTAAGAATTCGAATCCTTCTTCGCTCAATCGTAGTCCTCCGGATTCTTTTGATCTATGACTTTGCCACCATTTGTACATGTGATGCTTGACATTGGCACTGTCTGTACTTTTTTCCTTTTGTTGCAGGAAAATTTTAGTGTAAGTTTCTTTTGAAATCATTTGATGATTTCGCCGGATGTCAGTTTAACTACTTCAAAGTCATTGCAATTAAACATTTGATTGAGTTTTTTTGCAAGATTGTGTGCATGTCCGGGATTGCTAAACGAGACTTTCTTGTATTTAGGACCAGGATAGCTAGTAATGCTACTTGCTGATTTTAAATTAAACGGCTCTTGTTTATAGAATACTGCCCAGATAGCCTCTGCGTTAAGAACTTGCTCGCTCTTATAGTTCTTTTTGTTAATGTATTCTAATAGAACAGTAGGTTTAGGTCTTGACATATATGCGCCCTTAAATTAAGTACGCATATATTTATCAATTAATTGGTAGAAAATCCACCACCATCCATTTGAACTGTAACAGTACCGCCCGCACTCGATTCTAATCGTCGAAACACTGTATCGTAATCTTCGAGCAATTTAGCACTAATTTCACCTAAACAGTATGCTAATGCTTTGGCAGTTTTTATATCTATTTTAATCTCACGTTGCTGAGTCATATCGGCAGCTTTTACCTGCTGTATAAATTGCTGAATAGGAACTGTATTAATCGGACTTGGCATTTGACAGCACCTGTTTCATTTCAAGTTCACTTTTAAACGGGCCTCTAGTTGGGTATCGTTCAACAGTAATTAGTTTAGGGCAGAAACTTTTAACCCAACCTTTGTCAAATTTAATTGTGTAATATCCTGCACAATACAAACTTTTACTAGCTTGACTCTTAGTAAACAATGGCAATTTTCTTTGCACATTAAAGACTGGGTTATACGGTCTACAGCTAGTCGGGTAATCATATACATCACGGACTTCTTCATGAGTAATGTTAACTTTGTCGCTAATTTGAAAAAAGTCTTTACCAAACTTTTTAGTTAGCTCATCTTTTTTAGAAAAATATATTTCTCCATCTTTTGAGCTCAACATAAACTTGTTGTTTTCTTTCTTATGTAGGATAGCAACTTTCTCACCATCGTTTTCTACAATCCAAAATTTTCCATCAACAATGGGTTTTGCTTTTAAATTCATTTTACATACCTCGCCTGAAATGGGACTGCATATTGCTGAATGTTATCAGCAATCTTTTTCATGTCCCATGTATTACAAAATTTTAACATACGAATACCAACTTGGTCAACCGTTTTAGGCACTGCATTGGTATTAATAGTTTCTTCAATAAGATTTCTAATCTCTGCCGGCTGTGCAGTAAGATCGCATAGTTGTACGTTACGTTGGTAGTCATCTAGTACACGATGTTCATCGCCGTTGTGGTCGACCCACCTCTGAAGCATGAGATTGTTCCACGAATATCCTTTGGAGTTACGATCCGCGAACGCTTCCATAAGACCAACTTTGTTTTTTGTACCTTTAGTACGCACACCTGGATACGCCGAGAAGACATTATCACTGGTATCACCACGCATACATTTTTCGAACAGCATCCATTCTGGATCTTGTGCAGGCTTTGGTTCTCCTGTTTTTTTATCTTTAACGGGTTTACCTTTTGCATCAAAGATGCCTTCATGTGTAATGTGTAGGTCACCTACACCGTTATACTGACTAACAGTGGGGCTTACTAACTGAGCAAAATCTCCGTCTGTGCTAATGATAACATGTTTTGCTTCTGGATGCATCTGAATGAAGCCAGCAATTAAATCGTCTGCTTCTAGTTGTTTATGTTGCAATACTGTACAGTTAGTTTTTTCAGTAATGAAGTTTTTAAACTCATCAAATGCTTCCCAGAACAACTTATCTTCTTCTTGTTCTTTAATAGTCATCGCACTACGAGTTTCAGCACGATTGGCCTTATAAGGCTTATAAAAGTCCTTACGCCAAGATCTACCTTCGAGGCAGAACACTACATGAGTACCACCAAAGTCTTGCCATGCCTTCTTGATACTGTTAAATGTAATATGAAATGCCATACCGAGTTTAATATCGGCAGATCCTTGCACCACGTGTCTAGCACGAAAAAACGTGTTAGCAGTATCAACTAAAATATATGTCATGAAACCTCTGATTTATCTTTTGTGATCGGAACCACGTTAATATAACCTGCACCTCGTGTAGTATCTTGGCCTTCTTCAGCTAACATATTTCGGACTATGTCTCTGAACCAACGATCTACAATCTCTTCGTCAGGATCTCCGTCAAATCCATATCCTGCTTGTTTCAATTGTAACACAAACAGGTCGTTCCAGTCAAGCTCAAAAAATCCATTACGAATATTATCTTTATTAACGTGAGTATCCAATACACTTACCCAAGGTTCGCCTTTGGCAGTAGCACGTTCTTTTGGAGTTGATTTTGCTAGCAATTCGGCAGCTTTAGCTTCTTCTGCTGCCTTAACAGCCTCTTCTGCTTTCTTTTCAGTTTCGGCTATAAGATTGTTTGTTTGCTCAAGTTTTTCTTCTAGCTTATCTAAGCCAGTAAGTTTCTTAAAAAAGTTTTTCATTAGGTACCCCATTCATTTTTAAATAGCGGCACTTGTAATCGATCACTATAGCGTAATCCATGTTTCATTGCCAATAATGCCACGTTCTTATTATTCAGTGCGTAAACACTTTCTACACCCCCAACTGGCATTAGATAAACATGTCCTTTAAACCCTGCCTTGCGGAACTCAATTACCGCAGTTACTGCGTCATCAAAATCATCCTCAGTAGCAATGACAAACTTCAAGTATGCTGTACCGACTTCTTCGTACTCGCAAACTACTTCTGGAAGAATTGCTTCTTCCCACTTTTCGCCACTACATGGAAGTTTGGCACTAACACTAAATGTAATCTCACGTCGCTGTTTAGGCAAACCTGTCCATGTATCTAAATATTGCTTAAACTCTGGAGTAAGTTTCTGAGTACCGTTTGTTTCAAACGTAATCTCTTTAAGACCTGCCATTTTAGGATGATCTAACAAGTCGGGATAAGCACGTTGCCAACCTAACAATGGCTCACCACCTGTAATAACAAGATGTTCATCCTTCCACTCACCGTAAGGAATAATTTCACAAATGCGATCTGCAATTGCCTCTGTAGTAAGCATTGGACTTAGATCTTTAAAGTCGGAATGCCAACTAGCGTAGCTATCACAGCCTGTACTTACAAGTGGTAAGTCTTTATAGTCTTTATAAGGAGTATTGCTATGAGCAAAGGAAATTGTTTCAACTTCTGTACTCAGTTCGCCACGAGGCATACCAAAGCCGGCACATTTAAAGTTGCAACCAAATGTGCGCAGAAAAACAGACGGGACACCCATATAGCGTCCTTCGCCTTGTATACTATAAAATAACTCTGCAATTTTAATCTTACTCATAATTTAATTTGTTCCATTGTTGCAATCTTAGCAATTCGATCACCAAAGTCTTGATCATTAGTTATAATGTAAGTGGTAGAATCATTGCGATCACTTTTTCGATCATATCGTCTAAACTCTACAACCTTGCCACCTACTGCCGAATAGACTTTGAAGTTTAATACAGGATCGTCACCGCATACAGCTTCAACATCGTTTCCTCTAACTAGTCCTCTACTAGTTTTCATATTTTCTACTTCGGCGTAGTTATTACCTTGATGTGCCCAACTGGCTACTAATTTTTTAAACCATTTCATATTATACATTCTCCTGGAACCATTCGTCAACCATCTGTTCAGCCTCTTCTTGTGTTAACGCTGGTACAAAAATACGGGCGTACTTTTCACCAGCTGTGTGTTGGAAACTAAATTTAACAACACCTCTGGGTACATTTAGCATAGGTCTTTCTACTACAAATTCTTGTATATTTTTTGCACGATAAATTAATGTATCGGTTATTTCTTTAGCAGTAGTCATTCTGTTTCCTTTGGTGGAAACGGCCAAGTGCTTGTTGTTTCAAACTTAGGACGATCTTTTAATACTACGTTTTCTTCAATAACGGTGCCATCGTCTTCGCATAAGCTGACCTGGAATGGTGCAATGATATGTACTGCGGCATCTTCTTCTTGCCAATCATGCTCGCCATCGTAGAGCCATCCGGCACCACCTTCGTAGTATGCTTCTTTTAATTCTTGTTGTTCAAGTTCACTAATATCATCGCTGAATTCCCAATCAACGCTAATGCTGTCGTCAAACTCACAACCCCAACCTGCATCAGTTTTAGTGTATGCTACTGTATCACCTTCCCAAGGAAGATTGCAGTCCATATCTTTTTCAATAAAGCCTTGACCCCAACGATATGTTTCGTCAATGTTAAACCAACTTGTAGTACCATCAGAATTCTCACGGAACATCTCTACATGATAGATAATGCTTTTCTTTTCAAGTGGTTTAATTAGATATACACTCATTTGAACATCCTTGTGTCTACTACTATTGCTAGTCCTAATATTAACATCATTACACCGTTAGCAACATCACCCTTGGCAATTTGCCCGATACCTGACCCTAAGTTAGCACCACCAACTACATAGCCAATTGATTTACGATTACGTTCGAACCATTCTATAAATTTATTCATCATTATTCTCCTTTGTGTATTCGATGCTCAGGTAATAAAAAGAAAGGTTCAATTTTATTACGCAATAATTCTAAGTATTCTGTATGAAGAACTGAATTTGTTTTGTTTAATTCTTCATTTTTATGAAGAGATAATAGTTGTTTAATTTGTAGATTATTCAACGGTGAAACATTTTTCTTACCAACAGTATATCCTAGTTGTATTAATATACAAAACCAATTATAGCCAGCAAATATAGATCCTCTACCTTCAAAAGGTAATAGATATGAGTTAGCTAGTTTATCTTCATATATTTTTTGAGCATCAGATTTAAATCTAGTATCTTTAACCCAATTCCAAAAAGGTGTGTTTTTATCAGCAACCATATAGTGCATACTAACAAAGTCAATTGATTCTTCAAATGACACTATTAATCTTGAATTGAATAAATCAATATCTTGATCTGTATAATAGTCTTGCTCTAATCGGTCTAGCATTTCGTATATGCCTTTTGTAATTAGAGCAATGCCTGTACTTTCTAATGGTTCAATAAACCCGGCACTTAATCCTATACTAACAACATTACCGTGCCACATATTCCTATTATAAAAAGGAGTCCAATCGATAACTTTTAGATTTTCTTTAGAAATTCGATCACCCCAATACTTGCAGAAATACTCCGTTGCTTCATCTACGCTAGTTATACTTCGATTGAATACTAATCCTGATCCTATGCGTGATTGGATAGGAATCTTCCATAGCCACCCGTGGTCCACTACTTCGTTAACTACATACGGGTGCATTTCTTTATCTTTGTCGATATATTGAACAGGCCCAGCAATGGCAGTATCGCACCATAGTCGATTTTCAAGGGTTACTCGATCTGGCATTTCATTTAACATGCCTTTAAACCCTGTACAATCGACAAATAGATCTGCGGTTATTTCTTGCCCATCTTTTAGTATTAGATTAGTTATATTATTATTTGTACGATGTACATCGATAACTTCTGATTTAATGCTTGTTACTTTTCTTACATTAACAATTTTTTCTTGTATAAATGAAACTAATTTCCCGCAGTTAACATGATATGCATAATGCAATAAATTATCTTTATCAATTTTATTAAAATTGACTGAAATATTGTATAATTTTAAAACATTAGTTTTAATATCTAACTCTTGATAGTGAGACCACAAGTCAAATGATGATAATGGCATTCCTGGATACTGAGAATAAAAAAACGGATGCCATACATCTGATCTATCGGTTGTCCATCCGGGAAATAAAATTCCCGATTTATAAGTTGCATCAATTTCAAAAAACCAGTCTTCAATATTAAATCCGCAGTGATGCATATTATTAGCAAAACCTAATATTGTACCTTCACCTACTCCGACAGACGCCCCAATTTCTTTATCAACTACAACAATTTCATAATGTGGTTTTCGATGAGACAACATGGCAGCAGTTAACCATGCACTAGTCCCACCGCCGACAATTACTACTTTTGTTACAGTATGTGCTTGCCCCATATTAGGTTTCCTTAATAAAGTATTTTGATGCAGGATATTGTTCCTGCAACCACTCTAACAACCCAGGTTCAACTGGCAAGCGAACGCTGTCAAACTTGTTAGTAATGTATTTCATCGTGGTGCAAACTCTTGTTGCAGTTTGATGTTGTCAAAGAACTCTTTCTTTGTATGAGGATCGTCTTTGAATGTGCCTTTGAGTACTGTAGTCTGTGTTAGACTAGAGTGTGCCATAATGCCTCGGTTTTCACAACAGCCATGCACTGCCTGCACATAGACTGCTACGTTTTTGGAATCAGTAGCTTTGCTAATTTCACGGGCAATATCATTACAAAGTTCTTCTTGTAAAGTTCCTCTTCGGGCACACCATTGAGCAATGCGGGTATACTTGCTAAGACCGATGAGTTTATTAGCAGCAATAATACCAATGTAAGCAACGCCAGCCACGGG